TTACCTCATGGCGTTTATTCTTTCTTGAATATCTTGAGGTGCTTCAATATACTCTTCTGCGTTTGTATTTTGACCGATAAGGACATTTTCTTTAATTTGTAATGCATTTATATCTCTTTGGAATTTTTGCTCGATTTGAGCCTTATACGAATTTGCATTCGTCTTTTCGATAAGTGATTTGATATTGTCTGGCATACGATTTATTTCATTCGCACGCTTAACAACTGTTTCGTAAGTTCTTAGAAAATTTGATTGTATTACTGTTTCAATCGTCTGATAATCTGATGTCGCCCAGTTTTTAAGGTTGTCTGGCATACCAACCGCCTGCTTGACAAGTGGCGGTAGCTTGTTAAATTCTTCAACAGCCCCATATGTGCCATTCCGTAACGCTTTACTGACCAATCCCCACGCCGCCATTCCGTCAAGTTCCTGCGGCTGTGATATAGTCTGTATTTTACCTATCAACTGTCCTATGCTTGGAGCAAATCCGCTTATATCAGAGTTGATGTATGCTTTAAGTGCGACTGACACTTGTTCATAACTGTAATTTTCTAACATCATATCCCACACATCTACTGTCTCTGATAAATTGTTAGGCTTGTAGTTAGGGTAGCAATCACACATAATGCGGATGATTTTAACTGTTTCTTCTCTTGCCATTGCCATCTCCTTTCAGTTGATTAGAAATAGTATCTAATTTGTCGCATATAATAGCACTATTAATCGCTATTGTTCTTAAAAGTGATTCAACCCTTCCGTTGTGCGGATAATCGTATCTGAAATTAATTCCATTAAGTGTATCATCTAATCTGCTCATTCTTACTGCCCCCTTTTTTACACATTATCCCAGTCAATAGCACCCTTATTGAAAATCTGATTGCCTTGCTTATTAGAATTATCTTCTTTCAACCCGAACAAGCCTTGCCAGCAATGGTCTACTGACTGATTAAGAATTTTAATGGCTAAGTCATTATCTCCGCCTGATAGCTTTTCAAGGGTATTCATAGCCCTATGCAATGCCTTGTCAGTGCATATAGGTTTTTTAATTTTCTTACGCATTGTCACATACTCGTTAAATGCTTCATCAAGTAATTCATCATTGGGATAATAACTTTTCTTTTTGGATATTACGTTAGTAATATCTTTTTCTGTATTCTTATCTTCTTTAATTTCTTCTGTTCTTTCATTCTTACTTTCTTTTAATATAGAGTTTGTTAATAGAATGTTATCTGTTTGTTGATTGCTTGCTAAGTTGCTTGTTATTTGTTTGTTATCTTGCTTGTTATCCGTTTGATACAAATTGTAGTTAACCACAGTAAATATCGTGAATTTGTTTGTTGCTTTGCTTGTTATTTCGCCTGTTAATTGTAAGTGTTTTAGCGAGGTACGAATTTCCATTACAGACAAGTTAGTTTCTTTTGATAATTCAGATATTGAAGAGGGGAAAGACCCTCTTTCAATTATCTTGCCTTTATAATTCCCGTCTTTCCAATAGGCACTTATCAACATATACATAAAAAGTCTGAATGTATTAATATCACTCCACCATTCCCACTTTAAAATTTTTCTGTCAATTTTAATAAAATTGCCTGCCATAATTACCTCTTCAAGTTCTGCCACATTATTACTTCACTAAATCGTTGATATTAACTCTGAATCCGTCAAATTCCTTACCTTTGCTTCTAACATAGACGGATGTATCAAAGAACATCAAGTTGCCCTCTCTGTCCGTTGCCATACTTACACCATTTCTTGTAAGACTGCCTTTGAGTAGGTCAAGTAGAATCTGTATTTCTTGCTTTGTTTCGTCTTTCATACTGTATCTCCTATAAAATCGCTTATATCCATTTGGTTATCCTTTTCAAATACAAGCATTTCATTCTTTGCACGTTCGTAAAAGTTCCTGTCAATCTCGAATCCGTACGCACTTCTACCAAGCTCTGTGGCGGCTCTTAGTGTACTACCGCTACCGCAACAAGGGTCAATAACAACATCTCCCTCGTCTGTAAAAATCTCAATCAGCTTTTTAAGGACTGCTACAGGCTTTTGTGCTGGATGAATTTTCGGTATATCTTTTCCGTCTTTCCCCCACATCATATATGAACCATTGTTATAGTAAGTTCTGCCCCATTCCGCTTCATTACCGCCGTCAAACCAGTTAAACACCATATGTCCTGTACCTCTGATATTCTTTCCATTTTTATCAATCTGCAAGCCGTTTCTGAACTTTGGCAACTTATTTCTGTACAACACAAGTGCATATTCCGTAGCACCAACAATACGCATATTCGCTTTAAGCACCTGTGGACTGTAATTTTTACAGAATACAAGCGGTATGTAATTGACAAATCCGTGTTTCTTTGCGGCGGCAATCAATGTTGACAACTGTTCAAATGAGCAAAATACAATCATACAAGGACTATTACTGCTTCTTCCCCTTGCGATAGGTTTTGTGTCCTCTTTTTTCAACATCTTTGAGCAAAAATGGAAGTATTCATACAGATTAAAATTAAAATCTGAATTGAAAGCCGCCTTTTTCGCAAGTTTGCTCTCTCCGTTTTTATTATCGCCGCCGTTGTACCACATAGGGTTACTTCCATAGAAGTTAGTTCCTACATTGTAAGGAACATCAGCAATAATAAGCTGTGCTGGCGGTATTGCATATTTCTTGTAATTCTGCATTGAATCACGATATATCTCACATTTAATCTTCTTTTTATACATTCTAAATCTACCAAAAGGAAACCTCAGTTTTATGTCGCGACAACCTATTCCTTTCTTTGATTTTTAGTTAGTTAAATCTGTTTCGCGGAAGAGTAAAATCTACTCTCTGACCGCAGTTATAGCACCACTTGTAAGAGTATTTGATAATATCTTCTCCTGTAAAAATCTGACCGCATACAGGACATTTATAATCATCTTCACTATCCTGTACAGCAATTATATCTTTTTCTTTCAGTTTTTCTTTTAAGTGGTCTAATACCTCTATGCAATCATTCCTTTTCATTCTGAATCACCCACTTTCATAAATACAATCCAATGCGTATCTGCTCTTTTGTTCCCGAATATAGGCTTTCTACTAAAGCATTTTAAAACTTCCGATAATTTTATCTGCTGTTCGTTCCATTTAAAAATCAATGTTCCGTATGGTTTCAGAACCCTCATGCATTCATCGAATCCTTGTTTTAAATCCTGTGGCCAAGTATCAGATAGCTTCCCGTACTTCTTGGCCAACCAAGATTTTTCACCAACTTTTAACAAATGCGGTGGGTCAAACACAACCATGTAAAACGTATTATCATCAAATGGAATGTTCCGAAAATCTGCTACTATATCCGGATTTATTTTTAATTTACGGCCATCGCAAAGAGTATCTTCTAGCTCTCTGCAATCCATAAAGCATACATCAGGATTTTCTTTATCAAAATAAAACATCTTACTCCCACAACAAACATCTAATATAGGCTTATTCAATCGCTCTCACCTACTTTCAATAAATCCATAAACTTCTCATACTGTTTCTGCGACACCTTGTTATGCTCTTTTTCGGGCTTCAATCGGATTATAAGGTGCTTTTCTGCGATAGACGATAATTCCCTTGCTAACACCTTTTTGCCTTGCTGTATGCCTTGCATATAGCCTTTAGGCGCTTTTCTTTCTCCTATTGAACCACTAGCACGATTTTCTCCTTGACCGCCTAAACTGACATTCCTAAGCTGATAGCCTTTATCAGCATATAGTTTGATGTAATACTTCTCTTTCTCGTCAAGCTGGCTTTCGGGAAAATTCAGAAATTCAACTCGCCAACCATAAGGGTTTTTCTCTTTGTCATACAGTTTATGTTTGCGTAAGCTAAGGTCTATGTGCTGTTCGTAGCCTACAAGGTGGCTTGCCAATCTGCTAAGTGTATGTACTGCCTGCCCGATATAAGCATACTTAAATCCGTTTTCATCTTCTCGGAGCAAGAAGTATATTCCGCTTTTGTCATTCAACTTTGGGTTCAGCTTCAACAGTCGCTTTTTATTTTCCCGCTCTATTGCCTTGGCTCTTGCTATGTTCTGATAATTCAAGAATTGCCACCTGCCTTTACTATCTCGATTGCCCTACTTAGTCCAGCATTATATCCCTGATGCACATCTGATAATATAGTCTCGCAGTCAATGAATTTATCTTTTTCCATTTGATTGATAACCTTATCCACATCAAAGGCGGTCGGAGTTTGTGTTTCATCATTGATAATACTCTTTACGATATTCAGACCAGCATTTACGCCTTTTGCGTATGCTCCTATTTCTCTTTCTTTCTGGTCTTTCATCAGTTCTAATAATTTATCTGCGTCAATTAATCTCATTTCTCATCACTCCAATCAAATTTTTGACCGCAATGGTAGCAATACTTTGCAATATTTGTCCCAGTAAATCCTAAATTACAAGTCGGGCAATAATATGTATTAACATACCTAACTACTTGTTTTTCACTCTTGATAGGTTTCCTTGGTATCTGCTTTTCAAGTGCTTTGATTGCCATTTCATTAGCCCTGTAATCATCTTCTGTAAACTTGCAGTCGTTGCTCTTGTCCTCAATCTGCATAAACAACCGCATATTTTTCAACTTTTCTATTGCTTCATTCTCTGTCATACTCACACCTCTTTAATTAAATGGTAATCCCTCATCAGCTACATTGTCTGGAATTGACATAAAGCTGTTTGAACTAGCATTGCCGCCCATAATTCCATTGCTATTATTGTTCTGCTGATTAGCACGACTTTCACAAAATTCGTGTCTTTCAACAACACAATCATTAGTGTAGACTTTCTGTCCGTCCTTGTTAGTATAATTGCCTGTCTGCCATCTACCCTCAACGATAATCTTAGTTCCCTGATGTAAATACTTCTCTGCAAACTCTCCGTTCTTGCCAAATGCGATACAGTTAATAAAGTCTGCTGCCTGTTCGCCCTCTTTCTTAAAAGCTCTGTCAACAGCTAATGTGTATCTTGCTACTGCCATACTTCCGTTTACTGTCTGTGAATATCTAATCTCTGGCTCTCTAGTCAGTCTCCCGCATAAAATTACTCTGTTAATAAGTCATTCCTCCTTTTTATTACGATACCTTTCTAACATGTAGTATCTTGCATGCTCTGTAAAAGTCATAAGTTTCAAATTTTCTTTTCTGTTATCATTACGAATCCCATTAATATGGTGCACCACTTCATCATCTTTCAAATGTCTGCCAATGATGCATTCCATTATTAAATCGTGTTCCATAATATATCCGTCTTTAGTGGCATTAGGATGGTCGGGGAAATAGATGCAAATATATCCGTCTGTTCTTAATTTTTTATACCCTATTCCACCTACTTTTTTACTTTCGGACATTTTACGCCTTGTCTCTTCTGATACTATTTTGTTTTTATGCGTTTTACTACTCTTTTCTCTGGCAGATTGTGGATATTCCCACCCCTGCTTTTTAAGGTTGTCAAACACTTCTTTTGTGTTTCTGGACTGTATGCCATATTTTTTCATACAGTTATAAACAGTTCCAACACCGATATGTAAAATGCTTGCAATCTCATACATAGGTTTTCCGCGAATTACATAAAGTTCATACAGAACTTCTTTAGACACTTTATTCATTACTTTTCCTCACTTTCTAATAACTCTTTATTGTCAAAAATGTTGCCGATAACTACTATTCTTTGAATATCTTCAACCGCCCAATAATACAAATCTTTTCTCCATAAGTCGTTTTTTAACCATTCAATTCGCCATTCTGATTTATCCCATATAACTTTTGCTGTTCCAACCTTGCATCTGATAATATCATTCTCCCAAATCAGCTTATCATTTTCATCTTTCAAGCCTGTACATTGGCATATTGTAGATTTGTCAACTCTTGGGGCGTTATCTGTTGTTAAGCAAGTTCCTGTAGAATAGTTAATTTCAGTAATTATCCTGTATAACTTATCCCTACCGTCATATACTAAAGCTCCTTTCACCCATTCTCCGTTATCAGTCCTCTTTGCCTTGAATAAATATCTATCTTCCATCTATTCCACCTGCCTTCACAATTTCGATTGCTGCATTAACTGTTATCTTCGTACCCTCACAAGGTAATCCGTCAAAGTATGTCCCTTTTTCTGCTTCCAGCTGCTCTACAACCTCATCTACATCATACGCAGTTGATTGACTATCAATCTTTTCTGCCAAGGTGCTAAGCATATCATTACTGCCTGTTTTTGTAAGAAGAATATCTATAAACCATTGTTGTGATAACTCTTCCTTTAGCTCATCTGCATTAATCAATCTCATTCTTCTTTCTCTCCTATTCTGCTTCTGATTGAAGCCATTCCATACAACTAGCTTCTCCCTCGTATTCTTCGCCGAATGTGTTATTAAAAGCTATAAGAAACTCCGCTAACTCTTCATCTGGCATATTCCTTATCCTGTCGGCATTGGTGTTTCTGCTATCACATCTGCAACAAGGCTCATTTTCTCTTGAATTGTTGTTGTGCTGGCAGTTGCAAGAAATCTTTTCTTCGCTATCGTCAAATGCTTTTAAAAACATTTCAGCAATTTCTTTCTCGTATCTACCACACATACCTTTGCAATCAATATCCGCAATAACCCTTGAAAAGAAATCTTTGAATTTGTCAACAATATAATCTCCTGTGAAATCTTTAGGTATGTCAATTACTACTTTCATTTTCTCCACCTCTCAATCATAATAAATACGTAAGCCCGATAATATAATGTAATACTTGGTCTTGCGCGTATGTAATCTTATTCCACCTAGCCTTTAAAGGGTCAATAATCAGATGTGAAATGAAAATTACTGCCAACTGCCATGTCCAACCGAATACTACTAGGAATGGAACACAATACAATGCACAATGTACAAATAAGTGATACCAATTCTTTCCCTTTGTTTGTGCAATAAAATCACATTGCAGTACATAATCGCCCATTAAATGGCAAAGTATAATCAATACTATTGTTTTAATCATCTTCTCCACCTCTCAATTCCTCTTGATTATCTTCTTTTTCTTTCTTCTTGACTTCTACAAGACAATCGGCAATAGCTTCTTTAATAATCAAAGTATTGTATCTTTCAAGGCTGATTGCTATTGTTTTATCCTCATACTCTCTTGTATTTCCTAAAATATCTTTGTATTTAGCCATACAATCTCCTTTCTAAAACGAATTTAGTGTTCTCCCATGCTGCCAAAATCTTTTAATGGATATTCGTGCTTGTGGTTGCGTGCAAATGTTTTTATAAGACATTTTCCATTTGTTGTTTGAAATTCACATTCGCTACACTTAAACACAAGGTCTTTCTGCCTTTCTACCTCTTTACAGTTCATACACCAATTCTTTGTAAAAATATCAAGCCCATATACTGCCTCTGTTGTATTATCTGAATTTCCACTTGTAAAACTAATCAAAACGGACATTCATCTCCTTTCCTTAAAACCCATTCCTTGTTGCGCTCTGCAACATCTACGTTTGCCCCACAAGCGACTTTTTTCATTTTCTCGATAAAACTATCGCTATCAGCATTTTCGCTTGATAGATGACACATTATTACGTTCTGCAATCTATCTGAATGATTCGCTTTAACAAAATCGCAAGCCGTGTCAATGGATAAGTGACCTCTGAAAACGTGATTAGCTTTGCCTGCGTTATCCCTGTCGATTAAGTCCTTGTCATAATTCACACCTAAGAGAATGTGGTTTATGTCTTTAAATCTCCATTTGATTAGTTCACAATCGGTTATGTAAAGCATTCTTCCCATTTCCTTGTGAGTTATCAGAAAGCCGTATATCGGGCAAGGCTCGCCGTTTGCGTCTGTATGTGTCCAGCTTCCATCTATTGTTGTTAGGTCAAATGCCTGTACTTTAAAATCTCCATTACCAATTTTCATAGGCTTTTGACTTATGTATGGTGCATATACAGGTATTCCCATTCTCCTTAAAGGATAAACTGATAACGAATGGTCAAGGTGTTTATGGGTGCATAACACACCCACAACATCTTTGACGTTCCAATTCAAGCCTTTTTTAATCTCCTTAAGCGGTATTCCGCAATCAAGGATAAGTGTTTCTCCACTGTTGGAAGTTAGCAGATAGCAATTTCCTGCTGACGATGAGCCTAAGCATTTAAGTTTCATATGCAACCTCCACAACAGTCATAAGGCACATTAGTGGTAAATACCTCGTCTATTTCGCTTGCATACTTGCGGTATTCTTCAGGTATTTCAGATACATCTATCTGCCATTCGCCTTTATAGGCTTCATAGTTTGAACTAATATATCCGCCAGAGTGCCAAAATATAGGATATACACCTTTACGTTTATTCATTTTGATGTCATACCCATTTCCAAATATTACTTTTTCTCCGTCAACTTCGAGCGTCAAATCTCCACAGCATAAATTAGGATATTTACCTGTGTAGCTTATAAATTTGACATGCTTGGTTGCGCTTTCTTTATTTGAATTTATTAACATACTCACACCTCGATTTCATCATCCTGTGGGAACTGGAAAACTTCCATATTGATGTATTTTTTAAGGATGTCTTTGAACTCTTCCGGCTTTAATGATTCTTCCATATGCTTGCATGTGCCACTTGCAAGAGCTTTTATAATTTCAATTCTCGAATATTGCTCTCTCAGAATTTCCATAGCCTTAATTGCCTTTGCTTCGGTGGAATATTTAGCTAGCATAATGTCGCTAGTCAAGTCTTCTACTCCTGATAAATTACGGTTCAAAAAATAAATAGCATTTCTGAACTCCTGAATAACTACCATTTCATATGGAACATCTAATGTTCCGTCCTGTGAAATTACTCTCATACTCAATCTCCTATTCTGCCTGCATAAATGGTGGCAATGTGCTATCTTCTGCCTGTTTTTCGGTTACTTCTGTAGCTGTACCTTCGATAATGTCGCTTTCTTCAAAATCAACGCTATTTGCGTTCTGCTCAATATCGTACGCAACATCCTGTTCAAGCATTTCATCGTGGCTGATTTCCTCGTAATCCTCATTTTCATTACCACTATGAGAATTATTGATGTATTTAAGAAGCCTATTCTTAACAGTTTTCATAGCCATCTGGTCGGCAAATTTCTGATGTGTACCATTTCCATTCTCCTTGTAGCCAAATCCCTGTTTCCAAGCCTGTTTAATCTGTGCAATGGTCATAACTTCTGATATTTTCTCTCCGTCATCCATAACAGCTACCGCATAAGCACCAACAATCTTATCATTGTCAATGTTCTCAAAACTCTGTTCGTGGCAATCAATGATTGTCTTTGCGTCCTCTTTGTGATACTTGAACACATCTCCCTTGTAAATGACCGCTGCATTAATGTCTTTAAGCCCGAATCTCCTTGCTATACAAGTGTTTCCATACACTGACTTCTGACACTGCAACTTACCGCCATAAGCAACCGGGTAGCACTGTTTTTTCTGCATTGAAAGTCCGTTCGTAACCATTTCAACAAGTGCATTTTCGATACTTGCCCTTGTACAACTCTGTAATACAGGCTTCTTATTCATATCTACTGTGTCCTGTAAAATTAGCATTGCTGACATAAACTCGTTTGTGTAGTTGTAATCCTTTGGGAATGTCAAGCCAAATTTCTCTTTCTGCTTGATTTTAACAACCATTCCCTCTGTAAAATCCTTTGCTACAAGCTCTCTGCTTTCAGCTTCTTTCTTTTCTGCAACTGCTGTATTCTCTGCCATAATTAATCCTCGCTTTCTACTTCTTTAAATTCGCCATCAACTAATTTATAGAATATATCTTCTTTGATACGTTCTCCGTCTACATATTCTGTTTTTACACACTTAGGGATCCATATATAGTTACTGTTATCGTCTGTCTTATAGGTTCTAATCCATTCGGCTAATGTTATCCAACTACCGATTTTTGCTTTTGCTATTGAATTGTAGCCTGCTGCCATAACCACAGAGTTATTACCTTCTGATGTTATCTGTGCGCAATCTCCGCTACTGCCTATCTGTGCGAAATCTCCGCTACTGCCTATCTGTGCGAAATCTCCGCTACTGATACCAACATCGTCTGCTTTCACTGTCTCAACTTTTGTTTTCTCAATTGTAAAATCTACGCAAGCCTTAATAAACCCTTTAAGCCCAAGTTTCGCACCAATATGAAGCTTATTTGTGGCTGTTTTATCCTTTTCTTTATAAATATCTCCAATAGCTTCAACATCTGCAAAATCTGAAATGCCACCATTTTCATCAACAAGCGGATAATAATTCAGCACATCAAATGGGTTTTCGCAGAAATGCATTACGCCTGCTTCGCATATTTCATTTCCGTTTTCTTCATAAGTAGCATTCTCTTTGTACTGCTTACCTCTGCATATCATTCCTTTATTAAATGCTTTATATCCTTTTACACCCATCATCTTTTCTCACTTTTTTCAAACTCTTTTAACTGTTCCGCTAACTTCTTGCACTCATCCGCAACATATTCTTCGGTGCGGATAACATCATCAATCGGGTATTTACTTTCAACCATTTTTTGTAGTTGATACTCTTTTCTATGACTCGGAAACTTCTGCATCGCATAATCCAAATCCGACTTATCTCCTGCATGTCCGCAATCAAATCCAAACCACCACAAATCACTCTCGATTGGATAACTCGAATGCTCTCCACCACCTGCATATGTAATGCCACCATGACACTGAAAATATGCTTCAATGCGGATTCTTTCATCTTCATCCAACCAAGCACCAAGCAAAGGAAGAATCCCACTTACTTCTCTGCCTCCGACATCAGCTTTCTTGATTTCAAGGTAATCACTGTAATCCTTTCCATATAATGGATGATTCTTTGGAATACCGACATAACCGCATCTGTGCCCGAAACTTCCAAATACGACAACACATTTGTATCCTGCGTGTTCAAATTCGCGCTCTACAACATATCTATCATTCATAGTGCTTATCCCTCCACAATCTTTAATTTCTCGCTATCATTAACAATCAGCATAATCAACTGACTATCAACCATTTCAGCAACTTTCTTCTGGTTATCCGCACTAAGGCTTTCAGAATCATCTAAGATAATAAGCACTGATATACCGCTAATCTTCTGAATAGAGTTGCAAATATCAACTCTGCCTAAAATCCTATTGCCCTTGTTGCTCATAGTTGTTAAAATGCTCTTTCCGTCAACAGTAGGTATGCAACAACTCTTGTAATTGCCGTTCTTGGCATATTCAAACAACTGCCACTTAACCAAACTGAAATGACTATTTACGGCTTCTGTCAAGGCTTCATTCTTTGCCTTATCAAGTTCATCAAGTAAATCAAGGATTTTCTCGGCATTAGTCTTATTCTGTTCAGAATCAATCCTTGTCTGCTTTAATTCTTCAAGTCGCTGTTCATCTGCCGCCGTATCGGACTTTGCAATCTGGCTTTCGCATTCTGCCAACTGCTGCCTTAAAGCTGTTTCCTGTGCTTTTAATTCTGCCTTAACTACTGAAATATCATTAGCCTTGTACATAGCCTGTTCTTTTTCTGCAATCTGCTGTTCAAGTGCCTTGTATTCCTCAGTGGCTGATACATCAATCTCCTGTGGAATTTCTGATAACTGCTTTTCAAGGCCTGCTAAATCCATTAAATGTTTTTCTAACTTCTGCTTTCTGTCAGCCAATTCCTGTTCAGCTTCAACTAACAATCCTTTGACTTCATCAAGCATTTTCTTAGCTGTGTTGCCTTTATCAGTAATTCTGTTAAGTTCTGCTTCTTTGTGTGCCTTGAAATCTGCCCTTAATTCCTCTTTTTTATCCTCCGGGTATCCCTGTTTGCAATAAGGGCAAATAAGGTTATTCTCGTCAAATACACGCTCTTTTTCAGCTTTCCATTCGGTTCTGCTATCATCAAGTGTTTTCTGATATTCAGCTATCTTGTCCTTATCAAAACTAACAACATCTTCTGCGTTGCTGATTGACTTCTTGCTATCCTCAATCACATAATTAAGGTTGCTAATCTGTGATTCAAGATTTCTTCTTGCCTTAACATTGTCCTCATTAGCCTTGCGTGACATATCGTTAAGTTCAAACTTCAAATTGAGAATATCCGAACTACCCTTGTCATATTCAGCCATCAGCTTTTCATTATCTGTCTGCTTTGCCACGCAATCAGCAATCTGTACTTTAAGGCTGTTCTTCTGCAATTCAAGGTCAGATACTTCAACAGCCTGTTTAAGCTGTATATCTCTTTCCTTTTCCTTAATCTGTCCGTCAAGAATAGGCAAGTCCTTTGTGATTTTGGTCTTGGTAGCCTTATTCATAGCGGATAATTCTTCAACTGTATATTTATTAAGTAAAGGAACTAACTCGGCTAATTCGGCTTTCTGTGAAGCTATATCAAGGTCTGTAACATCTCCTACAAGGCTGAATAGGTATTCTCTCATTTCTGCCGGTTTCTGATTAAGAAATGCGTTCACATTACTGCACATCTTAAATACATTCATATCAACATCAAGGTATGCGTTGAAATCCTTTAAAGTCTTAGGAACATCATTTACAAAGTACTTGTTATCGTCCTTGTATGAACTGCCGTCCTTGCTGTAAGTACGCTTCTGTACTTTCTTCATAGTGATTTCTTTTCCGTCAACATCAAGTGTAAGTTCAACGCTTGTGTCCATACCATCAACGGATTTTCCGTCAACTTCTCGTCTGACAACTGGATTATCCTTTAACTCATAATCACAGTTAAACAAGCACCACAAGTAAGCTGTGGCAATAGTCGACTTGCCCTTGCCATTCTTAGCCATAATCTTTGTAATGGCATAAAAATCAAATTCTGCGTGTGCGTAGCACATAAAGTTTTCAAGTGCTATCCTTTTTAAAGTTGCTCTCATAAACAATATCCTTTCCTTATTTATATATTCATAACAAATACACCATCTTCAACTTGGAAGTTATCAATCTCCCTATCCGCATAGGCTGAATACTTAGCTTCCTCAAATGAACCGTTAAATACTGTTCCCTGCTGTGGTGTCCATATCTGGCATGTAACATCTTCATCAATAGCCATGCTTGCTAACTCTCTAACCGTAATATCACTATGCATTAGCTTCGCCCTCCTCTGCGTAATCAATCCTGCTTACTGATACTTCATAAGCAACCCTTGTCTCAATCTCATTGTCGCTTATCTTCTTAGTGTACTCACGGCTCTGGAATCTTCCCTGAATCTGAATGTGTTCTCCAACTTCAAGTCCACCCGCAAATCTTGCATTTCTTCCCCATGCAATACATGGTATGTAATCTGATTTGCCATATGGTCTGTTTACTGCCACTAGGATGTCTGCAATCTCTCTGCCCTTTGGAGTACATCTGTATATAGGTGGCTTGCAGATATAACCGTCAAGTATAACTGTATTAATATTTTCCTCGAATGGTAGTTCTGTTGCGTCCTGTGCCAGTATTTCAAGTTCTCTTGCAAATACAGATAAAATCAGCTTGCTCTTCACATCATCAATATGCCTGTTGAAGCTCCTTATCTGCCCTGAAACTGTGACAACCTGTCCTACTTTGATTTCTCTGATATCAGTAAGCCTGTCTGATATCATTACTGGTAATGTATCTTTGTTACCGCTTGTTCTTGAGCATTTGAGCATAAATATGTAATATCCCTCTCCAAATACCTCATGCGAGAATATCGGTTCTCTCTCAACTACTCCTGTTAATGTAATATTGTTGCTATTAATTGCATTTTCCATTTTCTTTCTTCTCCTTACTTTAATATGTAACTTCCTATTGGTACTTTATCCATTCTTTCAATCAGATGGATTTTGCAGCTGAAAGTATAGAATTTTCTAAAATCCTTTTCCTTTATAGCTCTCTGCCTGTTTCTGTTCAGCTTAATAATTCTTTTTATGCTACTCATTGGCATTCTCCTTACATCTGTAATACATCGTTGTTATAACCCCTCTTGCTGTGAGACAGTCATAATTCTTCCATGCTGATAAATCATGGTTAGCTGATTTAATTGCTGTTCTAATTGACCTTTCAACAGCACATCTTGACTTGCCTACTGTACTGGCAATGCTATTGTAAATTTCTTCCATTGTTATAGAAGAATTGAACCGTTTAACAGCTTCGATTATGTAGATGTAACCTCTTTTATTAGAGAGAATACCTAAGTTGAACATTTCTTCTCTTGTCCTTGCTTCCATAAACACTCCTTACTTATAACAAAAGTACATGTTCTGCACTTTCTTATAAACACCGCTACCTTGTTTAAATTCAGCTTGATACAACACGTCGCTAGGTATGTCATATCCGCTTATTAATAATTCTTCTGCTATTCTCCAACACCTTTCTGTTGGCTCTTTATAGAATCCGCTGTTTTTAAGTTCTATACATTGATATTGCCCTGACTGATAGATAACTTCTTCAATGCTGTTAGGAAAATACTTACTTTGTACTCGGTTCAAAGCAACGGCTCCTGCAAGATATAGCATTTCATCGTCGTTACATGTCGCTCCGCATTCACCCATCAGCAAATGTGCCATAAGCGACAATTCATATTCATCAACACTTATCTCTCCAGTTTCAACTTTATAATCAACATGTGAGTTGTAGCATTCACTTAACACTGCACTCTGCTGATTAATCTTCGCTTGCGGTTGTACCGGTCTTAGAATCAACGCTATAAGGCTGATTCCTGCCAGTGTTGCAAATATGTTAATTATCTTTTCTTTCATATCTTCTTCTACATGTTTGTATCATGTACCACCTCGGCAAGTGCTATTGGTAACAAATAGGTGTCTATGAATTCGTGTACATCAGCCAAGTATTTTCTTTTAATACTCTTGTATGTCGCCACGCACCCGAATTCGCGTTTTAACTGCTTGTATATATCAGAATATACTGAACCGCGAATACCACCGTCTTTGTACGCATTGCTGTCCTTTCCGCCAAGTACTTCAATTCCTTTCTTTCTAACATGTTTCTGCACTTCTTCAATCTCACAGCCGTAAAGCGGAGTTTCTTCTTCGATACTGGTTATCTTATCTTCAACCTTATCAACTCTCTCTGTAAGTTCTGTGTTGCCCTGTGCCAATAATCTAATCTGTTCAGATGTTGTCAAAGGCTTACTGTAACTTCCTGTCTTTCTGATTGACGGAAGGACTTCTGATGTAACCCATTCTGTAAATCTTTCTGCACTCTCTTTTCTGCTCTGAAAGATTGTTTTGTAAAGATTACTTTCGTCAATAAAAATCATCTTCTGTTTGCCACCATTTGTAAGGGTATCGGTAGTAACTATGCCCTTTTGTCTTAATCTGCTTTTACAATCAGAAACATTTTTGATTTCTAGCACTCTGCATATATCAGCCAAGCAAAACATAGGCTCATCATTTACTGCTGCTGTTCGGACTTCTCCAAACTCTTCATTATTGAAAATTTGTAAATCGTTCATGTTTACTCCTTTCTGCCGTTGCCACATTTCTTATCACTTTTTTCTGCCATATTCTCAACTTTTCCAAGAATATAACCCTTGTCGAAATCCGACATCTTAGGAATTGCTTCTTTTAGTTTCTCAACTACTTCCTTTTCCTTTTCACTCATTTAATTCACTTCCTTTCTGTGATATAATTCCTTAAAAACTAAGGAGAATTATCATGCGATACGAACCTACACATCCCAATATGGATGACTTATTCCCACAATCCACAATACCCAAAATGCCTACATATGAAAAAGGCAAATCTCCATATGAACTTATGGAAAGTCAATCCGCCTATCTTGAAAAGACAAGCAAAGAACTTCACGATATGGCTCAATCCGCTAAATCCCAAGCTGATTCAGCTAAGGAAATTGCTAAAAGTTCCAAAACACAAGCTGATGTTGCGTTAAAAACATCAAGTAAAGCTGATGTTAAAGGCTGGATTTCTGTGATTGTTTCTATCATCTGTGCTTTAATGGAATTTGCTGTACATCATTCAGAAATAATTGATTTTGTCAAAACTTTGGTAAAATAAAATGGCAAAAAATCTGAAACAGCAAAACAAATATTGATAGCACTAATGCAACATCTGAAACAGACGGTTTCTTCATTTTTTCATCTCCTTTCTGTTCATCTGATGTACACATACTAGCACATCTAATATACATTGTCAACACTTTTTGTTGACTTAATATACATTTTATGTTATTATACTTTTTAAAAAAGGAGGAGCTACTTATGAATGAGAGAATTAAAAGAATCAGAAATAGCCTAAACATAAGTCAAACTGATTTTGCTCAAAAACTATCTATATCCCGTTCTGCTGTTTGCAAAATGGAAAGCGGAGAAAATTATCCGTCAGAACAGACAATAAAGCTGATGTGTGGTGAATTTTCTGTTAATGAAGAATGGCTGCGAACTGGCAAGGGAGAAATGTTTATAGAGAAATCCAAAGATGAACAGATTGCTGAAATGTTAGCTGATATTCAGACAGGCGGTGAAGATACTTTTAAGCACAGGCTTGTATCTGCATTGTCTAAGCTGAATAAAGAAGATTGGGAAAGCTTGGAAAAACTGATTGACTTGATAAATAAGGAGTGATAATATAGTAATCAGGGAAAAGCCTAAAATAAGCTTAAAGGGAAGTGCTCTCAAAATATGTTTCTCGACAATTCATATTTGACGCTCAACTCTAAAAAGACCGAGGAATTTACCTTCGGTCTTTTTCTTTTACTTTAAAAGTGCTTTAATGTAGCTGTATATTGTTTTTAGCCAATGATTATTATTGCAATTATTGATTAATTCGATAATCTTTTGTCTGTATTCCTCATTCTCCATATATCCCCCTTATTGCACGATATAACACTGGTAGCGATGGTGTTATTATAGAACATCTGTTCTTGTATGTCAATCTACCCCCAGTAGATTAACAGTTTTCAGCGGTGACACTGCCAACGCCAATCAAACAGTGCCACCTAGCCGAAACTTGAAGATTCTGCCCGAACTCTCTCGGACAATTATTATTATAAATACATATAATATAAAAATCAACTTAAAGATATCGCAAGTTTTGACATCATTCGACAAATTATATATATTATGATATGATTAGTAAAATTAAATTTAAGGGGGATTTGCCTATGAAAGAGAAACAAAAAATAAGTAAGTCAAGTATAGTTATTGTAATGATTTTTCTTGTTATCATTGTTGCAACACTGCTTGCTCATCTAGGAGTGTTTAATGGATATAAATACTCTAAGAACGACAGAGAAATGATAAGCAGTGCAATTCAGATTATTGATGATTTTGAAAATGGAACTTTAAGCGCAAAAGAAGCAAGCACTAAAATGGAGAATTTAACAAATTTAGCAGAAAAACAAGCTGATGATAAAACACTTTCTGCCGATTTTTCAAGCGCTGAAATATCACTTTCACTTTCAGATAATAAGCTAGTATCGTCAGATTCTCAATCTAAATGGCTTAAAAAAATAAAAGAATACCGAGAATCGTTTAAAAAAATGTTAAAAGAAAGAAAATAAAGGAGTTTACCTATGATAAAGAGAATTGTAAGCGTTATGCTTGTTATGTGCTTATTGAGCCTTGTAGCGTGTCAGAATGGTGCTTCTGATAGTAATGTTGAAAGTACCAGTGAAGTCCAGACAGAACAAGAAACATTATTGTCAAGAGACAAGAGTGTATACCCTGATGATATAACTGTTGAAATGCTCAAGCGTACGCCTAATAAGTATATTGATAAAGAATTTAAGTTGACAGGTAATATTGTAGCGGAATTAAAATATGATGGAGAGGTCGAAGATAAAGACGGAAATACGCATACTGGTGAAGAATCCAGTGAATATATTGCTTGCTATTATTTAGCTGTTAATGGCAATAATGATGATATTGTTGTCTTGATGTATTATAGAGACGATTTTGATTATAATTTGCTTGTTGGCGATAATGTGACAATGTATGGAACACTTCTTGAGGGTGGAATGGAATTTAAGAAAACAAACGGAACAATAACAACCATTCCTGCTGTTATGGCTGTTATGATAGATTTGAATAATTAAAATATTACCGGGAGCATTGCACTCCCGGTATTTTTATTAAGGTTAGACTAATTCGCAATCGGCTACATTGACCGCTGCGAATAATTCTCCGTCATGAACAAGCACAACTCTGTCGCCACTTCTTTCTGATACTGTATACTCATCAAACCAAGCCTTAATAGGTGTGCCATCATAATCAGCATCGCCAACAAATCTCACTGTGCTACCCTCTTCCATATCTTCACTGAATGAGATATCAGTAGGCGTATCATCAGAGCTTGTGCCGCCGACAAATTCAAGGTTAGCAATATTGACGGCAGCTGTAATTGTTGTGCCGATACCTATAACAATTCTGTCTCCATCCTCTTCAATTACATCATATTCATCATAATATGTCGCAAATCTTACGCCGTCATAATCAATGTTATCAAGCACTCTGACTTTCTTGCCGTCACCACGACTTATTGTATCTGTGTTGACATCATTGTCATTGTCATAAATACACTTGATAAGGCTGATGTTATCCTCATCAATAGCAGCAGTAGTTACGCCATCAACACCGATAACAACTCTTCTGCCACTAGCCGATAAGACACTGTACTTATCATAGTAAGTGCTGAATGGCTCGCCATTATCGTACTGAATAGCGTTAATAACCTTAACTGTATCGCCTTTATGATACTTAGTGTCTGGCACTGGCTCATAGTCTGGCACTGTGATTTCTTCAACTACATGGTCTGTGCAATAATCAGTATAACAATAGTTCTGATCTACTGTCTGTCCGTTAATCTGTGTGTCTCTAAGATAATTAACACTTCCGCCAAACTGCCATATATCATAATCAACGGCAATTCTAGGTTCTGCATCTGAATACTTTGCTACCCAAACGGCATAACCAGCTTCTTTTACTCTTGAAATGTCTACATAATTGTTAATGCAGTTCTCGTATGAGTATAAGCCGACATTCTTATATCCTGCATTTCTCATTTCATCAAGAAACGCCATAATAATGTCTGTAAGGTCGTTGCCAGTAACCATGCCTGCTTCAACATCATAGAACACCGGGTAGCAGAATGATTTGCCTGCTAAAAGCTGTGCAAAGTATCTGGCTTCATTTACAGCTTCATCAGCACTTAATGCGTTGCCGAAGAAATATGCTCCCTTGTGGATTCCTGCACTTTCCAGCTTATTGTAACTGTTCTCAAACTCTCTATCTTCATATAAGCCATCATCAGCACCGCCTGCCTTGATAATAGCAAAGTCTACACCCTCATTATCCTTTGCACCTTTAAAGTCAAAATCTCCTTGCCATCTTGATGTGTCAATTCCGAATAATTTACTCATAAATTACCTCCTAAAAAATAAAAGCATGGGAATTAACCCATGCTTTCTAAAATAAATATTAATCACTGTACTTTTGCGAGTAGTTTATTAACCTCTGTCTTAAAGTTATCATAATCACTATCACACTCCGACTTATTTGCAACATACAACTGATTATCTGTAATTGTCTGTCCAATTATTGCCGGACCGGTTTCTGGAATGTTTGCATACATTGCCATTGCAACCATGTTATTAATTATCGATGTTCCATTAATCGATATTGTTTTAACTGTTCTTAACATTTTTGCTCCTTTCCGTTAGCCAAACAATGTTCCTACTAATGTATTATCTACCCATACTTCTAATTTTGAATCTGTCCAAGTAAGCGTAACTCTGTTGGTTGAAGCTGTAACTGGCTGACAATAACCAAAGTATTGGTTCCATATTTGAATTGCAGATAAATCACTTGTAAATTTCGTACTTCCATTTATGTTTAAGTTATTAATTTTAGCCGTACCCATTACAGACAATTCGCAGTCAGTATAATATGTCTTCCCAGAAGAATCTATGCGCACATACCCTTTGCCTATGTTGCAATAACCATATATACTTCCATCGCTATTATTCCCTTGTAGCCATATTTGCTTTCTTGTTATACTGGCTTCTTGTCCTAAATTTGAATACAGCCAAAAACCAGTAGTCATGTCGTCTTCATCGCTTGGAGTGTATACTACTTTAATTGTATTAGTTCCGTCATCGTCATAGCCTAATAAAGCGTGGCCCTGAATCCTTACTCCATTATTAGATGTATTATTCCATACTTTAAGCTCTCCGCCTCGCATAGTTGCCGCCATCGAGTATTCATTTCCGTCTGAGCCCACGCCCGTTCCTTTCGAGGTTATTGTTCCATCTGCTGTAATAGTTGTATTGGTTGATGCGAGTGTGAATCTATCGCCAGAAATATTTAAGCCGCCTCTAGCTGTGATGTTGATGGTATCTGCAATGGCTTCAATGGCAGATTTAAGCTCTCCTGTCGTTGGGTCTTTCTTGATATAAAGGTCAAGACTTGCTGTTGTAGCATAATTGTTAAATTTAGCATTAACATCCTCTGGTGCTGGAGAGTAGTCTGTAGCTTTTGTACCCTTTTCTATTTTCAATCTATCTGTATCTACATGTGCAAAGCTAAAACGCATATATGTCGCATTAGAAGGAACTGGCAGAGAACCTCTCACTCCAGTAGATTTATCTGCTACTCCGCTAATAAACTTTTTATTGCTGTCAAAAAAACATGTGGCTGGTGCGTTGCCTAGGCTAGTCCATCCGCTTGCCACATAGTTTGTCCACCTAGACACATCTATGTAGTCCGTCAAATCCCAATAGTTAACGCCATCTGTTATTATGCCAGTGGCTGTCATATACTTATTAGGAGTTACAGTGCTCTTTATGAATCTATTGACTCCACCAATTTGCAGATTGTTAAGTTCTGTCTTAGTGGTGTAAGTTGCACTAACGCTACTTGTTATCTTATTTGCACTCTGTGTAATCGCAGAATTCATTTGTGCTGTCGTACTGTAATTGGCGAATTTTCCATCAACTATGTTTAAATCTGTCTTTGTCGCATATGTATCGCTTACAGTTGTTTTAAAGCCATTCAAACTCTGTTCAAGTTCAGAAGCCTTATTTGACAATGCAGTAACTGTCGAACTATCGGCTTTGTTCTTAATGGTTGTCTGCATACTGCTGATACTTGATGTGTTAGTGTCCGTTGTCTGTTTAATGCTATTAACCGTGTTGCTTAAAGCAGTAACTGTACTACTATCAGCCTTTTTACTAAGGGTTTCGGACATTTTGGTTATTGTAGAACTGTTCTCATCAACTGTTTGCTTAACCTCGTTAAATGTCTTAGTATCAACCTTGCTACCCATGTCAGTTTCAAGAGTAGTTGTTCGCGTTTTAAGACTTGATAATTCACTGTCTGTATCAGTTTTCCATGAACTGATTTCAACATCAAACTTCTTAATACCGGTAATCTCGCCATTAATGTTAATAATATCCTGTAATGCCTTAGTAACATCACTGTCCTTAATTAATACCCACTCATAGTTAGGTGCTTCTAATGTACCTGTATCAGCAAATCTGTATGAATATCCATCTGCGCTTGAAGCCGGATTAACCACATAACAGATATCACCTATATGTTTCTTTCTCGTGGCATCGTCTGTCCAATTAACAGCCGGTTCATTATTAAGTGTAGGTATTTCTGTTTTAGTGAATGTCTCAATATTTCCGTCAATTTGCCCCTGTAAATCTTCCTGCACTTTATCTAAATATTCTTTTGTTGGTACTTTTTCAGCTAATTTATCCAGAGATAAAGAGCCTGTTCCTATGCGTTTTCCATTAATTGTACCTACTGTAATGTTATCAGCATTAAGATTAGTAACTGTAATCTTGCTTGCGTCAATAGTACCCGCTGTTAGCTTGTTTGCCGAAAGACTTTGCACCTTTTCGTTTGTTACTGCACCATCTCTGATAAGCGATGTGTCAACAACCTGCTTTTTGACATTTGCAAAATCAATTGTTGCATAGGTAATCTTAGCTGTACCCACATCTAATTTATTAATTAGTGCCTTATTAACAGTTATCAAGTCGGCATAGTACCGCTCCATCTGCTTAGTAATAGGACCGGAAGCTACACTTGTATTCTCTGTATCAGATTTACCTATAGATGTAATTGTATCCATAAGTCCACCGTCGCATTCATGTGTAATCTGCATTACAGGCACTTTGTAATCAACGCCAGCTTTATTAACAGTAATAATGTCGCCAACCTCTAGTCGGTAGTCACCAACAAACTTAACTGTAAGCGGTCTGAATGCAAAACCGCCTATTTTCTTGTAGACCTCATCAAGGATTTCTTGCGTCATAAATGGATTCGCAAATGTTAATCCTGTCGCTCCGTCACCAGAAGTAATCTCGCTTTGTTCTGTGGAACCACTCTTGGTATTATTACATGTCAGTTTTTGTATGATAAAATCTTTACTCGTTGTAAATGTAACGCCTTGCTGATAATACTTATGTCCGTCAAGTACATAACCGCTATCCTTATACCACCTTAATTCAAGGTTTCCGTCAGAATTAATTACCGCGTTACAGCCTTGCAACATAGCCATATAACCGATAATTTCTCTATAGGTATATCCTTGTGGCTTGTCACTGATAGTATGTGCTGTAACTATATTTGTCGCTAAAGATATACCTAACTTGCCGCATATCTCACCAAGAATAGCTTTGTCAGTGCTAGGGAATGCCATATCCGAGAAGTAAGGCATGTCAGCCTTATACATTCTGTCGTATGCTTCATAGCTTGTGTATTCTCCGTCACTTGTCTGTTTAGTAGCTGTAAATATTCCCAACTTAATATACTTAATTTCTGTACCAACCTTAACACCCTCGAATATGGCAATCTCCTTATTTTCGAGGCTTATTGCTGGCATATAAATAGAAAAGGTAACACCGCTACTGCAAGTGTTACCTATCGTAATTTCGTTATTGGGATTTATCATGTTTTGAAACTTGAAATTGTTAAGTGTTTCGGTATGTTCTTTTCCGTCAACAACATACTTAGAATAGTATCTTGCACTATTTCCCTTAACAATTTCCGTCATAGCTGTGTCTAATATCTTCATTCTACACCGCCTTTATTGATTGATTAATGGCTTATCATAAACTCAATTGAGTATAATTTAGCTGGTGTAATTTCTTCGCATTTATCGAATGCGTCCATAGGAAGCATTGTCATGTCAGGTGCTTCAATCTCCTGCTCGTTGATTTCCTGCATTTCTTCCTGTAACTTCTTTAAGTTCTCTGATGTAACCTGATACTGATTATCGTTGATAACTGGATTGCCGCTGTCGTCCTTATCTGCATACTTAACCTTAGTATCTTCTATGGTCTGTAGCGTTGCCTTGTACAGTTCTTCCAATGCCTTAATATTGCACATAACAGCCATAGCAATTCTGCCTGTAGTCTTGTCATGTGATATATTACTTAAACTTTGAAATCTGTCTATTAACTCACTTGTTTTAAGTTTCATGTGGAACCCTCTCCTTTATTTCTGAATTAAGCTTAATTTTGCTCCGACTATAAGTCCGTCCTCATTCTTTGCCCTTGTAAGGTACGGATACGTCACATCTCCTGTGTATATTGTCATTTCCTTTTGTGTGCCACCTAAGAATAAGACTTGTGCCGTTGGGAATGGATTATCTACGTCGCTTACTACATTATCAAGCAATAGTGCCTGTTCACCTGTTAATGGCGGTAATTGAAGCTCTACTTTGTCTTTGATATCCACGATTGTGCCTACCATTTCGCCGTAGTCGTTTCTTCCTGTATTCTTAGACCATATCTTATTCCTACTGTATGTGTAGCCGTTATATGCTACTGGGAATCTAACCCCCTCAATCACAACTGCGTCAATCAATCAAACCACCCCTTTCAAGGCATTAAAAAAGGAATGCACCATTTCTGATACATTCCTTAATATTTCTATTGCATTAATTCAATTAGTGTTATATAATATCTGTACTGCTTGTTTAAGCGGTATTGTAACTTTTGGCTGTCAGTTGTCGGGCTGACAGCCTTTTGTTTACCAAAAAATCAGCCCACATTTGTTACACACAAACCTATGTTGTGAATAAGTTCCGCCTTGTTGCTTAATCTTCTCTTTCTTATTAACCAGTGTAAACGGTCTTAAAGGATTCAGGTTAACAGTATATCTTGTTTTGGATTTCTGCGGTACAGTTGTTGTAATCTGCGTGTGAGAACAATCCCAACTACTACATCTTGGACAATATACTTCAACCAATCCGTTTTCCGTCGCTTTGTACACTCCTTTGAAGCTGGGATCCAACGGTTGTTGAACTTGTGGCTGTTGCTTTTTCTTTATCCCTATTGCTTCTAGCATTTCAGCTAAATCTTTTTTCACTGACATACATATTTCCTCTACTGTAATTCTAATATTAATTTCATAAGTTTTTTATCATCTCCCAGTGACGTTACTTCTAAATCAACATTACTTTTATCTTCTAGTATATATATCCTTGCAACTGTAATATTTGTACCTGTCTGTAATTCTCTTGCAATATTATTGTATTCGTCAATGTCAAAACTAACTAACGGATAGTCGAGTTCTTTGCCGTTCTGAAAACATGTAACATTATAATTATATGCAAAGGCTGTGTTATCTTCTGAATTGTTTGCAAAGTCAAAATAAACAACAAGAACTTCTCTGTCATTGCTATCTGTAATTACATCATGCTTAAGATATTTAAGCGTTGTATTATCATATGTAACTGTATCTGTGTTCTGTTCTGTTGCAGCAACTTGTTTAGTGACATTTATGCCGTCTGCATTGTTATTATTTCCATTTCTGTCAATTACTACTATTAACATTAATATCGAAAATATAATTGCAAAATAAGAACCTAAATGCCTTTGTGATCTATTCCCTTTGCTTTTAGTCAAATCCACAATAGCTAATATAAGTGCTACTGGAATTGTAAAAGTAAAAAGTGCCATAACCGCTGCCACTATGCTAAGTTTACTATCTTTCTTTTTCTGTTTCTTATCTCCCATATTGCGTTACCCCTTTGCTTTTTATATATAGTAAAAGAATAACACAATACTTTTATCTTATCAATATGGAAAAGCCGCTTGTCCTGTCATATTTGTATAACTATTAGCTTTGTCTTGCACCATTGTAAACAGCTTATCTGCGTCACCTTGTAATGTTATGTTTACATTGTTGTTAGCTTCTGACATAGCCGCTACAACTGCATTGTAAACCGCTGGATAAACTGCGTTGGCAATACCTGTTGTGATTTCCTGCTGATTGGCTACTGCTGTTCTTCCGTCCATAGTACCAACCATTTCGGGTCCAACTTCGTTTGCGACAAACAATTGTCCTTTGCCTGGGAATCCGCCGTTTGCATACCAATCAATACTGACTTTTGGTACTTTAGGCGGTGCAAGACTAAATTCTCCGTCAATCTTAAAGTGTGGTGTGTCAATATGTGGAAATTCAAGTCCTAAATCATTCCACCACTGCTTAAAGCTGTTCCAAGCATTCTGTATCTTAGTTTTAAAATCTTCGATAGCCACAGAAATGCGTTGAAGTGCTGGTTTGCTATCCCACCAATCTACAACATCATCCCACTTCCCTTGAATACCTTTTTTAATTCCGTCAGCTAAGTTTTCCCATTTTTCCTTAGTAAACCACGGTCTCACATCATTGCTCCACCAAGAAACAATTGCAAGACTGTTCCACCAACCAACGATTGAATCCCATTTTTCTTGTATTCCTAATTTCATTCCATCAACAGCGTCAACCCATGTTTCTTTTTCAAACCACGGTGCAACATTATTATTCCACCAGCTAACAATAGCTGTATTGCCCCACCAATCTGAAAAACTGTTCCATTTTTCGCTTAAAGATGTTTTTATGTTGTCTCCCAGTTCTCCCCATTTTTCCTTAGTAAACCAAGGCGCAACACTTGTAGTCCACCAATTTGCTATATCATCTTTATGTCCGAATGTGATAGTTTCTATCACTCCGTCAATAAAGCTAGGTAAATCTTCAAATGGTGCTTTTATAAGATATGCTAATTGGTCGAACATTGACATATCTATTTTCTCACCTGTTAATTTTTCATTGAGCCAATTGCCTAAATTAAATCCAGCAATAGCAGCTACTATTCCACCTACTATTCCAGCACCTATAGTTAAGCCTATTTCTGTTGCTGTTCCTGCTCCTATAATAGTGCCTATATCTGTTGTAAGTAATCCACCTATTCCTGATATTATACTACCTGTTCCGAATGATTTTAAAGCACCTTTAATACTTGTCCCTATTACTGTAACGAGTTTCTTTTTCAAAACACTTCCTAAGCCTGTAAATTTTAATGCTGCTATAGCCGTTATTAAGGTTGTTTCGATTGGTGCTGCCGTAAATGAACCACTCCATAATTCGATAGCTGCTTTAATGGCTTGCCATAACACATTGCCAAGGCTTGAAAATATTTCAAGCCAATTAAGTCCAGCTAAATACTCTCCTATATTATGTCCAATTGTATACCAAGGAACATCATCTATAGCCTTTGCAAACCAATTAAAAATTCCTGCCACAAGGTTAGATGTATCTTGTCCTGCTGCATAAAAATCCCCGATTGCAAAATCTTTAAATATCTTCCTAACAGGTTCAAGTGCTTTCTCTATCTTATCAGCCCAAGCAACTGCCGAATTTTCCATATTGGCAAATGCTTTATTCCAAGCTGCTTCATATTCTGCCGCTGCCTTAGCAATATCGTCTGTCAAATCAATAGTGCTACCACCGCCACCGCCGCTTGAACCCTTGCTTGAGCTTGTATCGTCCTGTAATTTATTTATTTCATCAAATCCCATAAGGGATAATGTAGCTTTCTTTGCTGAATCAGCTACATCTTTGTAGCCATCTGAAATATCTTCTAAGCCGTCCGATGTATCTTTGTAGCCACTTTGTCCGAAGCTCTCAAAGTCAATCTTTACACCCATTAAAGAAGCAAGACCAACTAATAATCTTTTGATTGCAATAGTTACTCCGTTTACTATTGGCATAACCTTTGAAAGAATCGGGATAAATAGCTGTCCTGCTACCATTCCTACCTCTTTCATATTGTTACTGAACTGGCGTAACATATTTGATGGGCTGTTAATCGTATTGGCTAAATCACCCCACGATACTTTTGATTGGTCTAGTATAGCTAACACTCTTAACTGTTGTTTTTCCATCTGTGTCATTTCTGATACAGACTTGGAAATTCCCAAGTTATAAGCATATGTCGCTAATGTAGCGTTAGTAATATCAATACCATACTTATACAATGCCCTTGATTGACCAATTAAGCCACTTTGTAAGTTCTGTGCTACTGTTGAATAGTCCACATTAAAAAGTGAGCTTATATCGCCTGCAAGCATTGTCATTGACTTTGTTATTGCTGTTGTCGCTTCGCCTGTTTGCCCTAGTGAGTTAGTAACAGAAGCTAACTGTGAAGCATGCTGTGTTATCTCCTGTATGTTAAGTCCTAAGTTCTTTGCTCCGCTTTCTTCAAGTAAGCCGCCCTGAACATTGACTTTTAAGCCAGATAGCTTTCCGAGAGTATTATTTACTCTGCTTTGGAAGCTCTCTGTATATGCTGTTGCGTTATCATATCCGTACTTTTCATAGTCTTTATCCCATTCTGAACCGATTTTGCCAAATGCAACCGCTTGATAGTTAAATGCTTCAATGTAATCTGTTGTTGACTTTATTGCTTCTATAAGTTTCTTACTACCACGAATTACCATAAAATATGTGGCATAAAACTTACCTATCGCACTTGCCAAGTTCTAACTGCTTTTAGTTGCTGTTCTAGCACTCGTAGAAACGCCATACAGCGTTTTTTGAAGTGAGTTTGAAGAAGTGCCCACCTTGCTACCTTGACTAGCAAGATTAGCCAATGCGTTAGTCATTTGAATAACATTCTGGCTTACTGTTGGTGCTCTTGATAGCGTTGTCATTAAGCCATTTAAAGCATTGCCTAGCTTCGGAATGTTTACAACGGCGTTTTCTATACTCTTACTGCCTAGCTTACCAAGTGACTTTGCAAATTCTGTGACCTGTGTTGCATTTTGCGGAATAGCTGATATGCTTGCAACTGCCTTTGTGACAGCTTGAAGTGATGTAGCTGTGTTAGTTAATGCAACCGAATCAACAGAACCTATCTTTGTGATGTTCTTAGCAAGTCTTGTAAAATCTGCTGTTCCTGCGTTCATATTCTGCATAGCAGAACCTAACTGACTAACACCACTCGCAAGACCGCTTAGTGATGAACCATTCACAGTCGCAAGTGATGTTGACAGCCTTGTAAGCTGATTTATCAGTTTATCGACGGAATTAATAGCTTTAGTGGCAGTACCGGTAATTTTGACTTCTAACGAATCTAATTCCACGCTTTAACCCCCTTTATAGGATTGTTGGCGGTAGTCCTCTCTTTTCAGCTCGTGCCGCCCATTTCTGTTCATTGAGTAACATTCGCTGTAACTCTTTATCGTAGGTATCTTCTTCGCTTTCTTCCGTTTTTTCTGATAAAATAGCCTGCTTCGGATATTCAATGTGTGTATCTTTGCTAAATGCCGCACCAATGCCACAAGAAATAGCCGGTATTGCATAGACAAAAAACCAGTTATACATTTCTGCATCTCGATTTTGTCTATCAATCTTTTTGCCTTTTGCGTATAGTAATAATTTTTTAGGTGTCATTTTTAGAAAGTCTGAATAACTAACGCCTAGTGAACTGGCTAAAACAAAGTATTCTTCCCATATTATTTTGTGGAAGTCTGCTTTTTCTTGTGGTCCTGTGGAACTACTGTCGGCTTCTTCTGCTCCTGTGCCGCTTCTTCCACATTGTTCGCCATTTCCTCTAACATCATTGTTATCCCCGACAGCTCGAAAAAACCATCATCTTCCATCGCTTTCTTGATTTCTTCAAACAATGTTCTATATCCGTAACTCTTATCTGTCTTTCTTTTCTCTGTAATATATGCCCTAGTGAGTTCCTTTGCTTCATTCATAGTTACTGGGTTATTATCAATACAGCCTGCATAAATGGCTAAAATGCAAATCTCTGGCACATCTGCTGTCATATTTGCCAAGCCGTCAAAAGAAGCCTGTGCAACACTTTTATCTGTCTGTGCAAGTAAGTAAGAACCGTTAACAACAGAAAACATTTTCTGTACTATCTCTTTGCACTCTGCTGCGCCAAAAGAGAACTCAACTTTGTATTCTTTTCCGTTTACATTAATATTCATCATAATTTTTACCCTTTCCCACCCTATCGTCCATATAGGGAAAGGTGCGGATTTTACACCGCACCTACCTTTTAAAATAATTATTCTGTTACATCATCAAGATATGATGTGTAGTCGGCTGTTTTGGCGTTTGTGCCACCAATCGACACAGCCTTTGATTTAGTCGATTGGCTTATCATTCCCCCACCTTTGTTACTGTGAATGTGCCACCAGCAGCTTCGACAACTTGAAGCTTGTCTGTGCATTCTATAGGTGAAGTGTTAGGAACTGCTGTTACTGTCATTTCAAGTACCGAATCAGTACCAGAAACATCATTAGGTGTTGCTGTTACCTGTCCGACAAATGCGTACTTAGCAACCGCACCTAATCCGTCAGAGCCATATAACTGAATAATATCTAACTGCTTACCCTCTGCTTTGATTAAGTCCTGTAAATAAGCCTTTTCAAGATTTCCTGTGTAAGTCTTAGCGTCAGATGTTTTGATACCCATTAAGAATGTCTGTGAATCATCTTCAAATGTTGTACTTTCAACTGTGTTAGGTGCTGATACTGGTGCTGAAATTGACTTAGCCGCAACCATTAACTTATATGAGCCTGCAAAACCATCTTCGCTATGCTCCTTGTAGATAACTCTAGCTTTATAACTTGTACTTGCCATTGCCTTGTCTACCTCCTAAAAATTTGCAAAAAAATAAGAGCATTTCTGCTCTTTGTTACATTAATCTGTCATTTGCCGCTATCATTCTTCTGAATCTAGCAGTACTCTTATGTACTTTGTTATTGATTGAAAATTCCGGCATTGCGTTACCTTGAAATCTCATTGTCTTAAATGTATCTGTAATTATCGCCATAACCTTGCGACAGTCAGACTTACTTGTATTAGTGGTAACATCTACTTGAAATGTTGCTAACAATGCGTTAATTGCCTGTCCGTCAAGTGTTTGCCCTTGTTCAACTGCTGACAGTAAATGAATGTATACTGTCGGGAATACTGCTTGACCGCTGCTTTCCCCCTCATTTGTTATGACTATCTTTGGATATTTCTTTTTAAGCTGTGTTAGGGTTGTAGACTTGACAAGTGCTGTGACTGTATTCTCGAGGTCTATCGCCCAATCGTTTGCATTTGCCATTAACTAAACACCTCTCTTGCTATCTGCTTATACTGATTAATAATCTCCATTGTAGCGTTATACATAGGCATTGTAGCTTTAACGCCGCGTGTGTAGTGCCATTGATTGTCATTACCTAAGTAGTACCAGCCATCTTCAAATGCGTGTATCTGCCCCGGATATGTTCCTACACCCAAGCCGAAATCATTAGCCTTTGGGTTCTCGTTGCCGCTGTTGTAATAAATACCAGCACCAAATTCAATCGCTAACAGTGTGTAAAATGGCTCTCTATCTTCTACTTCAACAATTTTACCGGTAGCAATTAAAATAGCTTGGTAGCCATCTTGAATAGGCTTTCTGTCAACTCTTAATGTTACTGTTCTGCCTAATGGACTTTCATTAACACTCATAATTGCCGCTTTGTCGCCTAATTCTGCTAGCCGTTCAACAAGCAGTTCACATTTATACTGTAAACTCTGCTTGTACTGTTGTAGCTGTCTGATAGCTTCATTTACAGACTTTTCAGACAAGGATATATTAATTGTATGTCTTGCCATAATGCACCTACTTTACAACCGCTTTAAGCATATACTTAGTTGAATACAATGCTGGCTTAATGCCTACAATCGTGAAATCCGCTGATGTTTCATCAACAAGACTGTCAGATGTGTATGTAGGCTTGCTATCAAGCCAGATAAGGTCGCCCTTTTGAATAGGTAGTGTGTTCCTATCCGTCAGCAAAATAGCGTCAAAATCAGCGGTGTCAAAGCCGTATTCCTTGCTTTGTGCTTCTCCACCGCTGAATGATATGTTTGCTTTGAAATCCACTGGCTCTGAAAAGCCTGTTTTTTCTTCAAAAACTTTGGGTATCTTATTCCCCTCATCATCAAGATAAGGAATGAAGTTGCCCTCTGTGTCGGTATATCCTTCATAAAGGATATTGCCGTCATCGTCTCTTTCATAGATAGTTACCGTCTGTCCTTGAAGTGAATACTTCATAGCCTGCTTATTAATGTCAAGCATTGTTCTTTACCTGCTTATAAATCTGATTAACACCTGTGCTTGATAGTCCGGACACAATTCCTACTGCGATTGCATTAAGAATGTCATTTGCCGGAAAGTCTGGTATTACATACATACCTGCAACGCCTAAGATGCCACCTGCAACGCCTACGATTATAGGAATGTAATTATCCTTAATGTGTGGGATTGCTTTAGCTCCTAAGCCTATCAGATATGTAATTACAACGATTGCTACAACTGTTGTTACCGATGTTATATCCATTTTAATCTTTACCTCCATTCTTTAAGTGAATTTCCTGTATTTCGTTATACATCTTAGTTACCATCCCATTACCGCCTAAAGCGTGATATGCGTTATACATCTCAACGAAATTATCATAGGCGTAAGATGGAATTTCGCCTATTTTCATATACTTATCGTGATATTCGATAAGCTGTACTCGCAAAAGCAACATTGTGCCTTTGCTATTGGCGTCTTTGTCCTTTTTCTGTTGTTTCAGAAGCCAAACTATATAGCCAAGTAATATCGGTAATACTACGGTATAAGTTTGTAATAAAAATTCTTTCATTTTATATCTCCTGCAAAATTAATAGGCACACCGCCCACCACCCTTAATGTGTGCCGCCTGCTACCATATTGGTAACGCACAATCTTCTATAAAACCTTAGCAAACGGAAATACCCCAACAAATAAGCTGTCTCTATCTCTCCAAGTTCTGTTTACACCATTCTCATTGTAGCTTGCCATAAACGCTTCACCAGCTTGCGAATGGTCGTAGACAACCAGATTAACAATAACACTTTCAAATTTCTTTAAGTCTTCTGCTATCATTTCATCTGTGTAGCTGTCGGGGTAATTTCTTCTTGCTTTTACATCTTCTGTAGCTTGTTTAATAAGCTGTTCGATTATTGGATTATCTTCTTTGTTATCGAACACTACCACATCAGATGTTGTAGCATCAATATGAAATTGTTTAAGCCTGATTTTGACTTGCTCTAATGTGGTGTATTCTGCCATAGTTCAAACCCTTTCTAAAACTCTACATTTTCCATTACTGCTCTTGCTTCAAGGACTGCAATATAGTCAGTCATTGCTTTAATCTGCATATTATATGTACTTCTAGGGTAAGTTGGCTCAAAATTTAATGTCCTCTCATCCCATTTTGTAAGCATTGATTTAAGACCTCTATATCTTGTAACCAACTGATAATACTCAGCTTTAAACCTTTCCTTATAGTCGTTGCTGTTCATCATTTCTACAGTATCTTTTAATGTCATAATTTCAGCTCCTATAACCCTAATTTCTCAATTAACAGTTCTTTAAGCTCTGCTCCTGTAAGCTCCATTGCGTTCTCAATACCTTGTTCTAAGGCAAGTGTCTGCAAGTCCGCTGTTGGCATACGCTTAATAGCTGTCTTTGTGTAATCGCTTGTAGGTTGAGCAGGGAATTTGTCCTGCTCTTCCTCATATTTAAGCTCATCTCCATAAACAGCTTCCTGTCTTACATTATCTGCTGTTACTTCTTCGCTCTGCTTTGCGGCGTTGATTTTATGTCGTCTTAATAACATATAAACACCTCTTACTTTCCGAACTTAGCAAGAACAACCTTTGAATCATTGCTTAAGACTGCTGTATAGTGTTCATCACCAGAGATAACAGTTGTCTTTGCAAGAATATCTCTGTCTGATTCAATCTCAACGCTTCTCTTCATATAGATTGTAAGTGCGTTCTCTTCCTCTGATACGCCGTCTGCACCTGTGTCCTCGTTAGGGTCTTCTGCTGATACGATAACAATAGGACAAGCGTAGAACTCTGTTGTAACAGCCTTTAACTTGCTACCTACCTTGATTTCCTTGTCCTTTGACTTAAGCGTATGTGCAAGTGCTGTGTCAAGGTGAACATTCGTTGCATCCTTGCTTGTTGTGTCAGCTACAACATTGATTGTTCCTGTTGAATCATCAAGCTCATACTTAACCAGCTTAACTTTCTTAGACTTAACAACCTGCGCTCCTGCGATAGAACCGATAGTGCCATTCATAATTACATTAAGTGGGTACTTGTCATTGCTCTTAAAATCAGCGTCATTAAGTAATGTGGCTTCCTGCGCCGGATTAATGAATAATATCTTTGTAAGTGATGAATCAGATTCATCATCAAACTTGCTATTAGCTGCTACAACTGCTGAATAGCTGATAGGTGCTGCTGTTCCATCGTAATCAATAGGTGCTGTGCAAAGTGCGTCATAGCTGTCATTATCAACCTTTGCAGCGATTGACATAGCAATCTGATTGATAGCTGTACCAAGTGGGTCGCCATAACCAGATAATACCGATTCATCTGTAAGCTCTACAGCCTTACCTGCTTTCTTAACCTTTGCTTCTGTTGTAGATGTTGTAAGCACTGTTGTACCCATAGCAACACCTTCTGCTACATCTTCTGCGTCACCAATATAAGCATACTTTGGCACAACGATTGTGCTTCCCGGTCTGCCTACAAGTGTTGTATCAACTCTTGCGATAGGTGAGAACTTAATCTTCTTTGGCAACTTAGCTGATACCATATCAGCCATTACCTGTGGATCTACTAAATTTGCTAACTTAGTCTGTGGCATAGTTTATTTACCTCCGTTTTCTACTCTGTGAACTTCTTGTAAAGTTCTGGATTCTTATTTTTGAACTCCACTCTTTCGTGGTAATTCATCTTGTTGAACTGTTCCTGTGTTATTGTGCTTTCTTCTCCACCGCCCGCGTTAATAGCCGGTCTTGATTTAAGCCATTCTGCCTTAGCTTCTTTAACCTGTCTTTGCACTTCATTAGCAATTACAGTTGCTATAAGGCTATGGTCTGCGTCTGCAACTGCCTCAATCAAAGAATCAATATCCTTTCCATCACCTATAACTTTCTGATAAGCGTTGACAGCTTTCATGTGATTAAGCTCTTTGCTCATGTTCTCGAACTTTTCAGCCTGCAACTTTTCAGCTTCTGCCTTTGCTTCTGCTTCCTGTTCTTCTGCTGTCTGCTTTGAGCGAAGTTCTTTCTTATACTTAGCTGCTTCTGAACTGGCTTTATCAGAGGCATTCTTATACCTCTCTTTTTCAGCTCTTTCACTAGCAAGCTGTGCCATAAGTTCTTCTACGCTAGGTGTCTGTTCTTCGTTTTGTGGCTCATTATTAGTTGTTGGTTCTGTTGTTGTGTTAGTTACATCTGCCATAATTTCTTTACCTCTGCTTTCTGCGTTTTTTGTTGTTCTCTCAACTTCTTGCGATATTTGTATTGCCCTTTCTCTAGGGCATATAAAAAGCCACAAGGCATTTTCTACCCTGTGGCTCAATATCAATTATTTATCTGTTCTGCTCTTATCTATAACTGGACTATTTTCTGTCTGGTCTGATAAGTCTTGCATTGTGCGGTCTTTATTAGGCGATTGTTCACCATCTCCGCCCTCTGCTTGATTCTGTGTATCTTTGTTAATTATGCTGTCTTGATATGCCTTAACCATTTCTCCGCTTCTCGCTACAACATCGTTAGGGTCATCAAAGAATGGAATTGCATCAACTGTATCTTTAAGGCTAAATCCGTGGCTTATTAATGTCGCCATGGCATTAACCTTGGTTGACATTTCATAAGTTTTTTGCCGCTTAATGTTAGGCTTTACATCTCTTGCCCTTAATTTAAGTAATGGGTTGCTGCTGTTAACATTGTTTGACAACTTAATAGCCGCAAGAACAACTTTTATTTCTTCCATTTTGCAGCCATCGGTAATTAATTGCTGTTTTGCCGCTGCTGTTTCAGCCTGTGACCAGCCTGTTGCATCTGACATTGCAACTCCTGTACTGCCACCGCTATTATCATTTCGTTGTGGAACATTGCATTTCTGCAAGATTATCTGTCGCCTTGATTGGATATTGTTAAGCATACCTGTGTAATCGTAATTAATTGCAAGTGGCTCAACTATTGGAGTTTTGCCATCTACTGATGTATAGGTCTGCATCCATTCTCCAGATTTTGGTTTCCTTACTTTTTCAGTAATGCGTTGCGTTCCATCTTTATTAACCGTTATTTCCTGTTCAACTGGAAAATCAACATCATTTGTATGCCAAACTGCCTGTGTATTCTGTTCGACATCATTTGTAAAATCTGAAATGAGTAGGTTTAAGTTATCCATTTCAGATATTTGCCGTTCAAAACAGCCCATTCTATCAAATGACCTTGTGTATTCAATAATAGGAATTTTATGCAGTGGGTTTTCTTCTCCGCTTCTCTCCAAAAACCCCCATTTTGTTTTCCCTTTATTTTTTCCGTTAGTGATTTTTATTCCGTCGGTAATTTCATATCTCGTATCTTTAGTAAAACAAGTGTAATACCTGATACCGCTGTGTTTATCTTTTATATATGTCCCAGCAAGGACAACTCTCTTGTCGCTGTAGGCGGTTGACCTTACAACAAATGTTGTTCTTGGGTCTAATACATTATATGTGAAATAGCTTTCCCCATCCTCGTATTCTGTATTCACATCAATGAGGACATATCCAACACCACCGATTTCAACATATCTTGCAAGTTTCTGCTGCTTCTGTCTTGCGTTCTGTGATTCGTAGCAACTGTTTAATTCCGCTATAGCTTTTGTAAGGTTAGAATCCTCATTGTCGCCATTTTGAACTAACGTTATAGGATTTCCCCACTTAAAACCTAAATTAAACTCCGTGACTTCATTAGCCACATTATCACAGCACTCACAGTCAATGTCTGGTCTGTAAGTCTTTGGATTCTTCCTAACTATCGGCTGTATTCCTGCGTCATAATCAAGAAGAAACTGTATTCTGTTGGAATTAATATCATGTTCCAAAATTGCTTCACGCAAAATCGGTATTATATTGTCAGGTGTTATTTCTTTTGCACCTGTATAAATAGCAATTCTTCCTGTCTGCATTATCTACACCTCTAATAAAATGTCATGCCGCTTGAACTTCTGCTTTGTGGTATTTCCTTAATCTGAAAATTATCATCATCGTTAGGCACATACCATATCCATTTGTGGCAATGCTTGCACGCTAATTTATGTGTTCTTGTGTCTTTGCTGTCTGCCTTAGTCAAAAACTTATGGCAGTTCGGACACATAATTGATTTATCTTTATTCATATTTCTACCTCGTTGCATAACAAAAACACCGCCGCAATTAAGCAACGGTGCTTCCGATAAGGATGTGTTTATGAAGAAACATCTTTGTGACTTCTTACAGATATACTATACCACGCTGGTAATGTGACATTCTATGACATCTTTTACAGATATTCACTTCCATATTTGTCTTCAAAGGCTTGTAGTGCTTTAGCATGTATTCTATGTACCTGTCGCCAACACCAGTCTGTTTCATTTGCAATTTTTTCAAATGTAAACTTTCTGACATATCTTAGAAACAATACTGTGTAATAATCTTCGTTGTTTATCTGTTCTATCTGCTCTATTATTTTGTTCTTTACATCAATGTATTTATCTATAAGCTTGTCAAGGCTTTCTTCCATTTGTTCAAGTCTGACATATCCGCATCCTGTTTTGTCCGGATCTGATGATGACATAACTCTTTCTTCATTAACAACCGCTGATATGCTGTATGATAATTCTTTATACTGTGTTATTTCTATCAACTTATTATCAATTATCTTATTGTAATAGCTTATCTGGTTAAGATAGTCCTTAGTTGTCATATAAACCCTCCTGTTATATCGGACTTGATATTATTACTGTCTGCTTTATCCTATTTCCTTTTGTCATTCTTAATGCAAAGTTTGAAAAAACATCAGGAACATCATCAAGCTGTTTTTTGCCTGTTACTGAATATCGTTTCAGCAGTGATACCATTACTCCATAAGGCTCATTGGGCTTATAAAGTGATTGGTCTTTGAAAATAATATGTTGTAAAATCCAGTTAGAACACTGAAAAATACGTGCTTCCTTATTTGTCTCTGTCGGTACATCAGTGATGTTGCATATCCACCCTTTATTTTCAACTCGCTTATTGACTTCCATAGCCACTCTGTCACCGCCGGCATTACGCTCAAACTCGCATTCCTGTACTTGATTATTGACTAATGTGTTTGACGCATTTTCATACTGCATTTCATAGTCTGCCGTATTATCGCACACGCAATCAACACAGTAATAGTCCTCGCCATATTTTTGAAGTATTGGCATAACAAAATAGTCTGTGCCTTTTCCTTTTGTATCGCATTGAGCCGTAATAATCTCCGGTTCTCCGTGTGGTAGATTAAGGTATCTGCGGATTTTATCGTCCGGGAATAATAAGCCCTCACGTTCGATAGGGTCTTGTTTATACAGGCAGCGATATGAGATTTCATCCATAAGCAACTGAATATCTTCAAAATCCTTTACTGTATAGCCACCAAATTCAAAGTCAAAATTACTTTCTCCTGTTACTGGGTCTACATCAGGCACGGATATTACTTTAACTCGTTTGTTCCCCTCATAAGCTTGTATAATACGTCCTATTACATCTCTAACGCTCCACCTTGTAGCAATATGTATTTCTTTACATGGGTTTCCATCCTCGTCTGGTATCTTTCTTTGTCGTGCATCTACTGCATATTTATCCCACAATTTGTCAAGATATGTTGGGTTTAGTGCTTCTTCAATGCCGCCTATCATATCATCAACTAGCAGAAATTTGTTGGCTCTGACTTTACCGGCATTTTTACTACCGACAGATGTACATTGTACAGATTGAAACGGCTTATATTTTCCTACGTTAAACTGTTCAAGCTTTGCATTTGTGCTTGTTACTTCAAGTCCAGGGAACACTTCTCCCCATGTATACTCGTCAGCGTTTGTGACAATATCATATACGCCATCATAGTACATTCGTGTAATGTCTCCGCTGTGTGAATAAAAAAGGTTATATCCGTTTGAGTACCAACCTATAACCGCAGAATGGAAAAACTTTTCGATTGTAGTTTTTCCTGTTCCGGGTGGCAGAGAAATACATAAAATATCGTATTTATCATCAATCATACCTTGTAATGCTTCTATTAAGCCTATTTTGATAAACTGTTTTCTTCTCGGCATATAGAATCTTTCTTTAGGTTCACGTTTCTTTTCTATGTATCTAAAAAAACTGTCAACAACCTTGTTTTGCGCTTCAATCAGTAAAATATCGTAAAACCAATTAATCAGCTCATATTCCGTTTTATTTGCAAACGCATACTTTTCTAAATCCCAAATTGTACCGCCTGTTTCAGTCATGCAGAAGCCCTCTATAAGCTCTTTTGCCCTCTTAGTAAGTTGTAGTCCATACTCAATATCTTTCTCGCCGTTTATGGCTACACTGCAAGCGTCTACATAGGCATCAATTACCTGTTCATCTATTCCATTTCTCTCTATGTAATTTTCATATCCATTGATTGTAGAAATAAGGCTCTGACTAGCCATAAGAAAAGCACCTCCACTTTTCAGCAAAGGTGCTTATAGACCTCTGCCTATAACTGTTTTAGGGTAGCGGCTAACTCTATTTGTTAGCCGGTAATTGTATTTACATTCTAGGGAAATAATAAAATTTCCATCCGTTTTTTATCTTTTGTTCTCTACACCAAGGCAAATACTCATTAAGTTTTCTATTAAAATCCATATTTGAACTGCATTCATCCCAAGCCTTTTGATTTATTTTGAGCCTTTTTCCTGTTATGATATGGTCAATTAGAAAATATACACCCAAGAATAAAAATGTGGCTCCTGCTATCGCAAACATTGCTATTATTTGCATTTTCATTTCTATTTACTCCTTAAAGCAATCTTTCAACGCTTGCCTGTCAGCTTTAATATCTGCCTCAATAGCAAGTTCATCTCCTAAAGTGGAGCAGTCTATCGACTTACCATTTCTACCGCCTATTTCGTGCGATTGTGCTTCTCTCAGTGCTTCACGCTCTATTGATTTAATTACTTCTGCCATGCTCATAGTTCAAACACGCTCCCATATGCTACTCAACTACATACCAATCCTCTGCTAAACAATCATTAATTGACGGAACCCATGTAGAAACAGTGTCATTAACATTTTTGATAGCAAAATACGGATTGTAATGTACTAAATCGTCTTTATCTGCAATGGATTTCCCAATTTCTGTATAAGACTTAAAATTGCCAGCCGGAACGTAATATGCAAACATTCCCTTGCCGTTCCAACCTTTTCTTGCTACTTTTTTGCCGTTTTTTAATGCTTCAATTGCCTGTCCAAAATTCATAATTTATTTTCTCCTTTACAATTTATTATTTTTCATTTTCCATAAATCTTTCAAAATCTTCCATGCATTTATAGCACAAGTCGTATGTGGTATTAAAAATGCCGTTCTTTGTAACCGAATTTCCACACAGTATTCCTTTTTTAATTTCTGCACCACATCTATCGCAAGTGCACCATTCTTTTTGATGTTTCATATAAGCCACCCTCACTTATCAAATAAAAATCCGTTATTGACTATTCTGTTTTGCGTGAATAGTGTTTTAACATTGGCAATCCGTGTTTTTTTCTCCAGTTATTGCAAGTTATGTATTCAAGTGCCTTAATTATTATGCCATTTCTCACATAGTCCTTTTCGACCATCCTTATAGGTTTTCTACCAAGTACTTGCATGCCAACAATGTCTAATCGTTCATTTGTAACATCAATAGCATATTTCTCTCCGTAACCAACATTGAAAGATATGTTATTTATTTCAAAGTGCTTCATGCTATATATAGATTTGTTTTTTTCATAAAATCCGCACTTCTTAAGGCATATAACTGGGTAATCTAAATAGCAATTACTTTTCTCATTCACGCATGTGTGAGTCACGCCAAGTACTCCGTAGCTTAACATTTCATAATATTTACAATCTGTAGCTTTCTGGATATCTTTAGGTATCTCAACACCTAGTTCTTTTGCCCTTTTAATACATTTGTCTTGTGAATAAATAATATGTGTTTTTGTATCTCTACAAGTTGTACAGTCTATCCCGGAACTATATTTTGCGCATTTTTCTCTGTATTCGCATATATCGCATTCGGTATTTTTCTCTTTATATTTTCGAGGCTTGTATTTCTTAAAATCCTTGCACTCACAGTCAAGTGATGTATCATTTCCTTTTTGGCATTCATAAACCGGATATTCTTCTCCTGTTTCTTTATCAAAATCAAAATCTTCATCACAATATTTGCAAATTGAGCAATCTTTCATATCGCACCTCAAATCTTCGTAAATATATCCAAATCATAGTTATCTCTGATATAGTCAACAACTTCCTGTAATTTGCTTTTCACAAATTCATCTTTCGCAATATCTGGGTGGCAATGCATTGTGCAGCTATCTTTCTTGCCTTGTGTCTTATATTTACGATAATCAAAAGTCATTGTAAAAAGCGATATTTCTGTCAGATTCTTTGTCTTGTGTCTTATCCAGTGATTAATAATTTTCTCAATCATCATTCTTCCCCCATAAATTATCTGGTAATTCCTCACCACCATAAATCTTGTTGGCGTATTTTTTAAATGTCGGTACGCTACAACCTGCTACTTTTGCCGCTTTTACCTGTGAAACCTGCCCCGATATGTATAGGTTTATTGCTTCATAAAACTTATCTTTGTTTAGTGGGTGTACGCCCATAGCCATAATAATCACTCCTATCTATATTTGTTATAGATTGTTAATGCCATTAGTAATTCCCCAAATGCAAAAACTAATAAGCCTGCCAAACCAGCCATATTATTTATTAAGTAAATCAATGTGAGATTTATTGCTGTTAGTATCGCTTCCACTATTTCCTTTTTCATAAACATCACTCCTTTACATCTCTATAAATCTATTTGCCAGCTTGCCAAGATATTCAGCATTGGCAAAATGTGTTATTGAGTAGTTAGTGCTTTCTCTATGTTCTCTGATGAAATGGTCGTTAATCATTCTCTGTAAAACTGTAATGCCTTTATCGTCTGTTTCGTATATAGCGTCAGCGTCGAAATGTCCGTGTTCTGTATCTGTGATAGTTGATAGGACTGAACATACATTCTTTAATGTCTTGTCTGTAAGTATTGGGTGTACTTTGTGGAAATAGATTTCATATAACTGCATATACATCTTAAATCCATCCTTAACGCAATCACATATAGCTGAATTATCTATATCGTCGTCACAGATGTTATTGAACCTATTAACCATATCTTTTTCTTTAAGCAACATTTCATCTCTTGTGACAGCTCTTGCCGTCGGTTTCTCTGAAAACGATGTATGTACCTCTCCATCAATGCTAATTGATGTATAGTCCTTATCTATATTGTCATTTATATTATCTTTTATATTTATATTATTTTTATTAGTTACAACTTTTTGAACACCCTCGTTCAAATTTTTTGAACGGCTTTTTAAATTTTTTGAACGGGTATTCAATTTTTTTAAACTCCGTTCAAGTTTTTCTTTTTCTTTTCGGTCTTGTTTTTTTGCTTTTATTTTTTCTAATTCCTCATCATTAAGTTTAATTGCACTATAATTACAAAATTTTACTCCATTGATAAGTTTCTCTGTCTTTTTGATAAAGCCATCATCTGCCAGCTTATTAAGAAGATTAAATGCTGTTGTTTTTGAGCAATTAAGCCATTCTGCAACATAATTTAAGCTTCCTTTAAATTTGCTTTCACCATCTTGCGAAAAGCCATATACCAAAGCATAAGCAATTAGTTCGTTTCCTGTAAGCCCTAATTCCTTTACCATAAACCCTTGAATTGCTATGTAGTTGTCATTTTTAATGTCTGCCATATTGAATACCTCCGCTTGATATTATTTATGTATGCCTGTGATACATACTCCGCTTAATTGATAAAAACAACAAACAGGCACAGCGGAAGTGCTTTTCGCTTCGTCAAGCTAGTTTGTTGTAATCGGATAGACAGGACTTGAACCTGTGACTACTTGAATAAATCAAGCGTTACTCCCATCTGAACTACTATCCGAAATACCGCCTGTAACGGCTATCAAGAAACAAGAACAGAAACAATAAAATATTAGGGGTATTTTAGTAAGGAGTGCTTCTTGATAAGTTGGTTTTCACATGACTGTGTATATACACGTCAAGCCCTCTCAAGCGGTCTTGCACCGCTTTTAACTGAACGAAATCCAAAGAGGTACATGAAAGGAGGACTACCCTGTAAAATGCAAAACAGTTTGATGGTAGTCTACGATAAAAGTAAGACAAACTACCTCAGTGGGATTCGAACCCACGCTAACGGAATCAAAGTCCGGTGCCTTACCGCTTGGCTATGAGGCATTGATATGGCTATTCTGACAATTCTATGTATTTGTCAATGTACCACTTGGCTTTTTGAATATCCTCTAAGCCATTCTTGTTATTATGTCTGTAAATATACTTAAAGGCATTGCATAAGCAAAAGTTCTTAACGGCTTCCTTACCCTGTGTTTCCAACATAACATCTATACATTCAAAGCTACCAGTCTCATAATGGCTCGGATGATTAACATTGTCATTTACCGGTTTTTCATTGATACTAGGTGCAAAATCAAAATCTTTGAGCGGAGCAAAGTTATCTTTCTTGCCGCCGCGATTAATACAACTCTTACACGGTTCTGCACTGAATAATGCAAATTGGTTTATGCAATCAACGCAATATCCACTAATTTGAATGTTATTCATTAAACATCACCCGCCTGTCTGTGATTAGCTTTGTAAGTATCAAATCCCTCTGGATATCTTGCTTTCAGCTTATCAATGTTGATCTGCATGATTTCATCAAGGCTCCAACCGAAGGATTCGCAAAGCATTGCAAGATACCAACAAATATCGCCAGCTTCTTTCTTTGCGTGGTCAATATCAAGCTGCTTCTCGTGGAAAATCCATTTTTTAAGCATGTCGTTAAGTTCTCCAACTTCGCCAGATAAACCTAATGCAGCATTAAGAACACCACCTAATTCAATCTCTGGCGTATCTTCACAATGATTGCCAATCTTTAAATCATTAATCTTATTCAGAAGCCTATCTGTAGACTTTTTATCGTTAGTACGCATAGCCAAAGCCTGATACTCTGCTCCCTGCATTTCTAACTCCTAACTCTTTTTTATTTTTTAAAATTTTTTGGAATTTACTCGGCTGAATTAGCCGTTTTCTGATGTGCTTATTGAATATCTTATGAATAATTAAGATGCGTCTATTATACACCTAATTGTGCTTACTGTAAATGTCATTTTCTATTAATTTTCGTATATATTCAGACATTGAAATATCCTGCTTTTTTGACCTTTTTTCAATGTACTTTCTCATTTCATCATTAAGTCTTAATTTGATTGTATTTTCTTTTGGATCACTTGATGTTCTCATTAATTTCAACCTTTCTTGGTCTTCCTAGCGTCTCCTTGGGTTTCTTCAATGCTTCTTCTGTAGACATACCCTTTTTATTAATTCTATACAAAACAGCTGGCAAGCCTATATTGTATTCTTTACACCATTCTTCTCTTGTTTTAGATACGCCGTCTATAACCCAACGCATATGTTCGCGTGGCTTGCACTTTTCCCATTCACTACTGGGGCGCTTGTTATTGCTTTGTGTTTGCCAATCAGCCCACCGGCAATTATTTGGCTCATAATTTCCATTTACATCTATTCGGTCGATAGATAAATCGTTTGAATAGCCGTTTTTTAACGCCCAGTCTATAAATTTTCCCCTGTCGCGCCATTCTTCGCATATTTTAATCCCGCGGCCGCCATAATTTTTATAGCTTTGAGATTTTGGGTTATAACATCTCTGTATCATTCCGTTATGTATTCTTCTTAGTCTATCCAGCTCTTTGGAATGTTCTAATCTGCTTTCTTCGCTAAGACAACCACAGCTTTTAACAACTCCCTTTTCCCAAAAACAAGGCTCAATTAATTTAATATTACCACAGTCGCACTTACAAACAAATTTCCTGTGTTTCTTTTCACCTTTTGCTATGCCAACAACTGTAAGTCTATTATTTTTACGGCCTATGTATGAATTGTCAAATTTTATTGGTCTGACATAATGCTTTGCACAATTTAAATCAGCCGATGCATTCTTTTCTTCTTTGCAAGCTTTTTCTGTTTCTGAAAGAATAATGTCTTTTTTATTTTTGAAAAATTTTTCAAATTCTTCTTGACGCTTAAGTTTCTGGCATGGACAAGTTTTTATTAATTCGCTCCATTTGTTACGACCTCTAATCATAGTTCTATGTATTACTCGTCCACATTCTGTACATTTAAGAGTTATATCTCTACCCCTTGTGCTAAAATCATAATTAATATCGGTTATTATATATACGCCATTATGTGTATTAATTTTAGAATTATAATTTTCTAGCATTCTATTAGCGGTATCAATATTAATATTATTATTTAATAGTTCTTGTAATGTGTTTATAATATATCAACTCCTTATATTTATTTATATATATTATAACACAATTCTATTATGTGGTACAGAATAAAAATTAAGAGATTGCTTATTCAACTTAGTTAGGCTCGCAATGCGTGTATATATAACCCCCACGCCCTGCGTTTGTACATCTTGCACAATGAAATCAGCCAGAGCGGAGCCATTGCACAATAAATAATTATCATGTAATCGCTGCCAATCCGATTGTTTACTGGCTTTATCGTACTTTTATCGTTCAAATGTTCTGTTTTATCACTTCGCTAAAGTCTAATTTAGCGAAGTGCTGTTATCGTGAGCCAAACAGCTACAATCCGCTTATTTACTGGCTTTGTGGGATTTCTTGTACATCTTGCACAATGATTTCTTGTTGTGCAATTTGACGAACATTAGAGCCTTGAGCGTTGCCAGATGTGCCGAGCTGCGGAAGGTCTGCGGCTGTTTTAATGACCTTTGCGGTGCTTTCTCTGCTGACGCCGGGAAGATTCCACGCATAATGTCTGTTAAGTATTGCAAGGATGCCGACAGGGTTTTTGTTGCCGGTTGCGAGCTTGTTCGATAGACTTTCTTCGCGAAAAATGCGCAGTTTTTGCACGATGTCGAAGCCTTTTGTACTTAGTTTTCTCTCATCTGCTCCCCAGTCCATTAATGTATCGTAATTAATACCTGTTAATAAACTATATCCCATTATACTACATTCTTTATCATATACAGAACATAAATAATAATATATATATAATATATACTCTAATTTATCTAAATCATACATATAAAAATTACTATCCATTATGCAGTTAGTATTATTTTTATTAATATTCTTATTTAACTTTAATATACTTTTATCACTGAAAACGTATTTATTTATATACATTAGGGCAGCATTCCACCTGCTCTGTGGCTCTTTGGTCATATCTTCAATGTTGTGTTCTTCGCAAAACTGCGATAAATAAAGTTCTATATCATTTTGAAATACTTCGGGTGTGTCTGGTGCTTCCTGTACTTTCTCCATGTGTTCCCCTTTCTGCTGGATCTGCTCCAGCTAATTAATTATTATACATTTAATAACATAAAAATAACCCAATAACTGTCATATAATTATCGGGTGTAAATTCATATATTCAATTATTATGATAATATAGCATAAATATACATACGAGTCAAATAAAAAAGAGAGCCGAAGCCCTCTTTAATATACGCCTTGCGTTACGGTTAATCATTGAATACATCAAAAACAATGTTTCAATACATTAAATGTTATTGTTTATCATCCGACAAAAATATAATATACAATTACTGATTATTTGTCAAGATAATTTTTTTAGCTCTTTCAAGAGCTTTTTCAAAATCTATAGTCTTATCGTTTTTAACAAGGCGCCAGTAATTGCAGAAGGCAATATGCCCAAATCTCCAGTCTGAACCCATTCTGGCTTGGGTGTCGCTTCCAATGTAAAAATCATATCCAGTAGCTTTATATTCGCCGTTTCCTATATGCTCCGTCGCTTCTACTGCAAAGACTTCGTTAGATTCAAATTTTTCTAGATTTTCCTGACTAAAAAATTTTTCTAATTTCTTGATATCCTCACTCTTTACTTTTCCATTTTTGTCAAATCTAATATTGCATTCTCTCATCTTTTCCACCTTTTAACCTTTCTTAATTGCTTTCTTTTTCACATTCAAACCCGAATAAAATATCATTCGCCAGCTCTTCGCTTATTTCCTCTTCTGCGATTGGCTTTCTGTTTTCTGCTCCAATCACTTCATCAAGATTTGCGTCTATGTCTGCAAGCGCCTTTTCTCTGCTAAATCCAAGCTCAACAGCCTTGTTTAATAATTCGATTGTTTTCATCCTTTCCACCTTTCCAGCCTTGCGGCTGTCCTTTCTTAATTTGTATAATTATAATATCATATTGTTATCACTTTTGCAAGTGATATTTTAAAATATTTTATAATTTCTTTTTTAGTTCTCTTTCCTCCTCTGTCTCTTCATATACAAATATATCTTTCGGCTGCATATCCAGAATCAAACAAAGATTATTTATACTTTTAGCGTTTATGTTTGTATCTTCGTTCTTTATCTTCTTTAGCGTGTCTTGACTTAATAATCCGCTTGTTTTAGCTTTGTATGTGTTAAACCCGGCACGCTCTAAAGCATCCCCGACATTAAAGCGATATTTAAGCATTACAATAGCTCCTTTCTATATTGTTTTATTTATTTCTTATAATAATATAGCAGGTTCTAAAAGTCAATAAAAATATTTCTAAAAAAAGTTATAAAAAGGCTTGCATATTTCTTTTTAAAGTGATATTATAATCTTGCAAATAAAAAAGGCGGTTGCAATCCTACCAAGACACACAACCGCCACCAATCAAAAAAAGAAAGGTAAGCCGATTATATCGCAATCGGCGAAATGGTACAAGGTTATGAGATTTGAAGTTAAGGATGACACAATTACAAGTGAAACATTAGGGAAAGCAGATATTTATAAGATAGTCAAAAAGATTCCATTCGGTTTCTATGTATGGAATATCGGCGAGAATATGGGGAGCGATGAATATATTCCACTTTGCCAGGATTTATATCTGGGAATTAAAGATAATTACTCTATCAATCCCGGCACTTTAAGAGCCATTAAGCTACCAAAAGAAGAAGTTAAGCTATTAAGAGAGGCCGCAGGTTGGGGAGTTGTAAACCTTAAGGAAGCTGAAAAAGCCCTAAAGAGCAAGCGCCATAGTTATATGGCTGAAAAGAGGAGATCGAGTGCACGCAAAACAATAGATATATTTGAAAGAATTACAGAATAAGGAGGATTAAATATGAATTGGCAAGTTATAGAAACACAATATTTTAGTAAATTTGAAAGTCCTAAAGAAAAAATTGTGGCACAATTTGATACCTTAGTTTTAGCGGAGGATTTTGTTAATTTAGTTATTCCAAAAGATACACGCGACAGATTCAAGATTGAACATATTAACAAGGAGACGTAAATTATGAAGATTTTACTTGAAAAGATTAAGAAGTTGGAACAGTTGGAAAAAGTCGCAGACGAAGCAGAGGCAAGATACACAGAAGAGCCAGAAAACGCAGAACTTGAAAAAGCTTTTGGTGAGGCATACAAGGCAGAATTTGACGCGTATATCAGCACCGCAAAATATATCGAGTACATGACAAACGGAAACGTTGATTTTATGACAGCTAAAAAGTTGATACAGACTAAACGTGCGGAGCTTTTACAACTTTTAGCAATTTAGGCAAGGACGGCTTTTCCGGGGTTCGATTCCCTGCGACGGATTTTTGCCAAATGGCAAATAATAAATATATGGAGGTGGTACCGTGAAATATGTACATTGGCTAAAAATTGACGGATATTCGAAACTTGAAGAAACTGCTTTACAATTTCAATCTATTGAAAATTATTTAAAAGCCTATCCAAAAGCTAAAGCCATGTTATATCAATATGATAGCGGCTCATTTAATTGGATAGTGCGTTTAGAGTGCGAACAGTGTTACAATAATTTAGATTTAGATGTCAATAGCAGCTCAACAAGATTAGAAAGATTTTCATCTAAACCAAAGAACATAGGAAGAGAAAGGATTTTCAAATTTCCAGAACATTACAAAAAATATATTGATTAAGGGCGTACAATCTGCGCCCTTTTTGGCTTGCTGCGGTTTGACTGGTTCGATTCCAGCCGCAAGCATTAGTATATATTTATATGCTTTTATTGTGTACCTTGAAAAATTAATATAATAATGCTATGCTTATATATAAGGCTTTTGCGCCTTTTTAGGTGTACAAGTACACCTAGTTGGGCGGCGTGTTTTGGTGGATTCACTGGCGACAGCTCCAACAACTCAATAGGCATATTATACCCATTTTGTACAATGTATTTAAAAGCGTTTTAAGGCTGTTTTACTTTGTAGGCTTATAAGTCTACACCGACACAATAAAACCGCCGTACAGGGCAAATCACAAAGCCACAAAGTCAAAACAAGCACGAACCGCAGCCGGTCAAGTTTATATAACGTACTTTAATCTGTTAAAGTTTTTCATCAATTTTTCAAGGTAAATCTGAACAAAATCGGGAGCAAATTTAGGGAAAATCCTATTTCGTTTTTTCGTGTGGGAAATCCATACCCAGCCGGGTATCAAAATTTTTAACTCGAATTTTTATATAGGGGCGTTTCAGATTTTTTCATATAGTCATAGGCATATAGGGGCGTACTGAAAAAATTGACTGCAAATCTGACAGAAATTTTTAAATTTTTTATTTCCAAAATCTCAAGTTTATTTTGCATGGGTGGCGGGTACTTTTAAGGTTAGCATAAAAAATAGCACCGATTATTCGGTGCTTTTCTTTATATCTTCGATTGCATCTTTTATACTCATATGATTATTATTTATTCTTCCATATAATTTACCATATGAAATATTTTCCATTCTTGAAATTTGAGCCAATATAAGTGCTTGCCCTTTCCATTCATATTTTTTATTTCTTCGCTTATTTATTGCTTGTTCTTGAATAGTAACCCATCTGCAATTTTCAGGACAATAACCTTTATCGTTATCTATTCTGTCTAATGAAAGACCATGCTTATATCCGTTTCTCATAGACCAAGCAATAAAATTTTTAACACCATCCTTTCCTCTCCATTCAAAGCAAACATCTATTCCTCTTGCTCCGTAATAAGGATAACTTATATTTTTTTCATCATAACATCTTTCCATCATACTCTTGTGTTTTCTGTATAATGGACTATCAGTATATCTTTCAATTCCAAGCTCTTTTTTGATTGCTTTGTTTTGTCTTATGTTTCTATATAGTTTTTGGTGTGCGCTGTTTTGGTCTTTGCAATTTTTATTTCCCAATACACAATTCTCTGGGCAATAATCCTTTGTACTATCAATTCTGTTAAGCCTTAGACCTTTTGTATATCCATTTTCATTACACCACTTTCTAAAATTATCTCTATCATGCCATTCTTCACATACTTTTATCCCCTTAGCTCCGTAACTTTTAAATGCTATACTTTTAGGGTTATAACATCTTCTCATCATTTCGTAATGTAGTCCACCTATACTGTTTAAGTCAGCCATATAAGCGCCACCTTTCTAATGATTATAGATATATTATATCATACTTTATAAAGTATTGCAACATACTTTTGCAAGTAGTATAATCAAAAGCAAAAAGGAGTTTATATTTACATGGCAAAATCAAAAACATCATCAGAAGTAAAAAATCGTTGGAATGAGAAAAACTATGATAGAATTACAGTAATGGCACCCAAGGGCAAAAAGGAAGCCTGGTCTAAGATTGCTAAAGAAAAAGGATTCAAAGGATTAAGTGGATATATTATTGACTGCGTAGAAAAAGCTGGCGAATAATTATTTTGCCAGCTTACAACATTTTTCTGTATAAATCAACGCCTTACTTGAATACCGGCATTGACTAAGCTCATATATCAATAATTCTTTTGTCATAGTCGGATTAGTCTTTTGAATTATCTTTAACAGCTCATCAATACTCATTATCCCACTCTCCTAACTGCTCCAAGCACCATATCAACAATGTCAAATACTTCATCACCATAAGTTGCTACAAAATCGCACAATATTTCTTCCTGCTCTATTGGCAAATACACATCATAGGACATACAGATTGCATGGCACACTTCGTGTATCAGTACTTTGCGTTGCATAAATCCACGCAAGGCATTTGACAGATAAATTGTGTGTGTATTTCTATCTGTTGCACCTAGCACAGAAACATTGTCTGACCGCTTTAATTCACCCGAATTTGAATTTTCATATTGTACTCGCCACATTGTGCCATTAATATTAAAAATCATCTGTATGCTCCTTTCTGAATAAAACAGGCTATGAATATTGCTACTCATAGCCTTTAAAATCATATCTTAGATACAAGAGTGCTTAACTTCGTTCTAAGCAAGTTCTTCTCTTCTGCCGACATATCAGCCACCATACCTGTAATATCACTCGCAAGTTCCTTAGTGTAGCTGTCAAGTGACTTCATCTTGTGTTCCTTATCTTCTGGTGTGTTATTCTTGTGCATTTCCTTAGTTTCTGTGTAGTTTCTCTTTGCTCTGTCGTAATTACTTTCAGACATTGGCTCTGTATAATACATCTTGCCATAATCCCTATCCATATCCCTTATATGCTCTGCTTCTGGGTGCATGTGCATATAAGGCGGTTCTTCATATCCTCTGCGGTATGTTCCTTTGCCTTTAGGGGCGAATCTGCCATTTGCATAGCGGTAGTGGTCATAGTATCTTCTGCCGCTTTCTTCACCATATTCAGCTTTAAGACTTCTTAGGAGTTCTTTGTCATACTCTTCTTCCTCTTCATCAGCCTTTTTCATAGACTTGACGATAACTGCACGATATTCAGCTTCGCATAAATCCTTAATCATATCCACAGCTTCTGACATTTCCTCAACATTTACATTTTCAATGCCCTTATCAAGTTCAGATAGTGTCTTTTCGGTAAGGCACTCAACCATTTTGTGTATTCTTTCAATATGCATAGTTGTTTACCTCACTTTCTTAACCTATTCTGTTGATTGTGATATTTGCATTAGCAACACTGATAGCCTGTGTAGATGTATTCTTAACAGAGATTGCCTGACAGCAACCACAAGGAAGCCATACATCTGTAGCCATAGAAACATTGTTAAATGCTTCTGCCGCCGCCGGTGTTGAAATTGCAAGTGCTGATAAATCTGGTTCACCCTCTATCGCAATCGCAAGGGATATAGGACCTGCTGTAGCACCTGTCGGTACTGCAATATTTCCATTAAATTCTACTCTGTACTTTGCTTTGCAAGTGTTAGTAGCACCTTTAAGGTTGATTAATCCGCTTCCTGTTCTGTGCGAAATATATCCTTTGTTGCATACAGATGTTGGTGCATCTGTAAATAATACATTTCCGTTTACCGCAACTGTCTGTGTTGCAACATTTGAAAATTCAGCCATAATAAAAACCTCCTTATTTCATTTCTTCTATTGTTTTAGGTTTCTCTTCTTTTGAAGTTTTTACTCCCATTGAAACCATAGACTCTTTAAGCAATTCTGTATAATCTTTCTTTGCCATCTTATCTACTGTATCAGAAATTTCTGATACAGTTTTTAATTCATAGATATTAAGCTTATTAAAATCTATGCTTTTAATTGCTTCTATAAACTTATTTTTTAATTCTTCCATTTTAGAAACCTCCAGATAATTAAAATAAGGGCAAACATTATAGCCTGCCCTTTGATTATAAGTAATACTGCATAGCAGACATAATCGAGTTAAACTCAATTAAGATACTCAATTATTCAGTTTTAGCAGCCACATCCTGCATTGCAACCACATCCATAAGCATAAGCATTAGGATTAGGAACAACATAGGCTGGAATAGCTGTAGGATTTACAGAGTTGACAATCTGCTGTGTCTGTGCTGTCATTGCAGTAGTCAGAAGTGCATTCTGTCTATCCTGTGAAGCAGAAAGCTCAAGTTTCTGTACCTTATCTCTCAAATCTGCATTTTCCTTTGTACATAAGTAATCAAGAATAGCTCTTGTTCCTGCCTGCTGGCTGTCGATAATATCTCTTGTGTTGTTGCACATTGTGTTCTGTAAAGCACAAGTGTTAGTTGCCATGTTGTAGTTTACACCCTGAATGGCTTCTCTCGTCTCGCAGCAGCAGTTAGCAAGCTGTGCCTGTAATGCGTTGGTATTCTGCATATTAGCGACTGTATCAGCATTGATAGCCTGCTGTATGCCATAGCCTGTCTGCATAATATTTGTGTTAATACCATTAAAGCCAGTAAGCATACTGTTGTTCATAGCGTAAAAGCCGTCACATAAGCCGTTAGAAATGCCATCTAGCTTGCTGATAACTGCCTGATTGTCAAAACCTCTTTGTATAGCTGAATCAGTGTAGCCTGCGCCGTTGCCATTTCCACCGAAACCGCCCCAGCCGTTATTGCCCCAGCCAAAGATTAAGAGAATTACAATCCACCATGCACCATCGCCCCACATACCATCGTTATTACGATTATTGCCTGTTACTGCGGCAATATCTGCGAGACTAACTCCGTTTGAATTAAACATCTTGTTTACCTCCATTTATTTTATTAACAAATGGGATAACCGGTCATTATGTGCGCACAACCCAAAATGTCCTAATTCATCATACCCTTAATATCATTAAGGTTTATTCCTTGTGTATTCATAAAATTACTTAAAATTTGCTCTGCGCCTTGCGTGTTTCCACTGTTTATCTGATTAAGCAAGTTTTTTGCCATAGGATTTCCACGCTGTGCCGACTGTTGTAAACAATTCATTGCCATTTGCTGTGGATTCCGAATTGACTTAAGTTGATTTATAGTTTGAATTAACTGCTGATTCATTCTTCATCACCGCCCTTACTTTGAGTTCTTGATGTTTTTCTCTGTGTTCCTAAAGATTTATCAAATCTATTTTCCAACTGCCCTATTTTCTCCGATAATTCCTCAAACTTATTCAGAAATAGCTGTGTGCTTTCGTCTGATAGGGTAAATTTAGCGTTTTCTGCATTAGCCATAGAATTTACTGTCTGATTATCTTTAGGGTCTGTATAAGGCTTATACACAATCGTTCTAATTGTTCCGTCAGCGTTCCAACCCTTAACATATATCTCCGACATATCCTGCTTCGGGAAAAATGCCATTGAGCCATCCATAGGCACTTCATTTGCATTAATGCTTTCGACTGTCTGTACTATTCTTCCGTTAATGCCCACTACTTGCTGTGGCATAGGTTGTTGGATTTGCGGTTGTATCTGTTCCTGCGGCTGAAATCTCTGTATATTTGCCATAGGATTGTATTGATATGTTCCATATTGTGGTACATATCCATTATTCATCATAGGTGTTGTCTGATAAGGATTGTTTACCATCTTCTACCTCCTCCAAGACTTCTTCAATTGCGTGGATAACAAGAGATAATGTCACTAAGTCAAGTTTCTGCAATTCTTCTTTACTCAAGATTTTTTCTCTAACTTCATCAGAAAACATTCGCATTACCTCTCTTTCTAATTACATTGTGGCATAAAAAAAGACGGATTAACCGTCATGTTTCCGACAGTTATCCGCCAAAATAAGCAAAAAAATAACGCCATTACGGCGTTTGCTAAACTTCTATGATTACTTTCTTGATTACCTCTTTATTTTCTTACAAAAAGACGATGTTCAAAAAATCTCCTTTCATTCAGTGTTTATGCGGGTTTGCAGCGTTTCTTCTCCTTGAAAAAATAGCAGGGGATGAGAGAATCGAACT